TACGTTACCAGTTCATATTATAGAATCTATAAAAAATGGTAATACTAAAATATTACTATCATCTATAGCAGAAGCAACTGAAATAACGAATGATTTTTTTGATAATCTAAAATTAGAATTAAATAGATTTGAATTAAATGAAGACAATTTAATATTGTTAGATTCGAACCAAAACTTTTTGGATGTAACTACAAATTTTAAAATATACACAACATTACATTTTATAGTCATTTGCAATTATCACCCAAACGAATTAAATGATTTAAATTATGTATCAGAATTACCAACGGAATCTGAAGTTTTAAAGATTACACAAAGACGTAACCATTTTATTTGTTTAAATAGAAATTCTCAACGCCCTCACCGGTATTATTTATCGTTATTTTTTGAAAAATACAAATTGTACGAAAAATCTTTGTTTTCATTATTGTTACCATTACATCAAAATAATTTTGAAAAATTAAAATATTTAGAAGAGTATAAACCATTAGTAATGGAAAAAATTCCATTAGAGTTAGATACTCAAAATAGGTTAAAATCATTGCAAGGATTTCATGTTGGGAATACATTTTTTAAAGACCATTATTTAGATTCGTATTTTAATATCGTAACCGAAACCTGTTTTTCGGAAGGTCAAATATTTTTTACTGAAAAAATATTAAAACCAATTATGTGTTTACAACCATTCATAGTTTTATCATCACCGAATTATTTAAAAAAATTAAAAGAATTGGGGTTTAAAACATTTGATTCAATTTGGGATGAAAGTTACGATGAAATTGTTGATAATGAAGAGCGATTAATAAAAATATTTGAATTAATCCTAAAAATAAGTAACTGGTCATTAGAAGAGTGTGAAAAAAACTATAAATCAGTTTTAGATATATGTATATATAATAGAAACCATCTAGCTACTTTTTGGGAAATAGATGAATTCAGTAATATTTTAAATTCAATAAAAAATGAATGGTAAAAAGGTTTTGATAACAGGTGCCAATGGTTTGGTTGGTAATTATATGGTAGAAAAATGTTTACAACGAGGTGCAATCGTAACCGCAGTAGATATCAATACTCCAGAAAATCAAATAGAAAAATACAAACAAAGTGATTATCAGTTTATCAAAGCTGATTTAAGAGAATTCAAAAATTGTAAAAGAGTTGTGGAAGGACAGGATGTTATTTTCCACATTGCAGGTGTAAAGGGTTCTCCAAAAAGAGCAGCAGAACAACCTGCTGATTATTTTGTACCAATGTTGCAGTTTAACACCAATATGATGGAAGCTGCACGTTTAGAAAATGTAGAATGGTATGTTTATACATCGACAGTTGGAGTATATCAACCAGCGGAAGTATTTTACGAAGATGATGTTTGGAAAACGTTCCCATCAGAAAAAGATAAATACGCAGGTTGGGCAAAAAGACTTGGAGAACTTCAAGCAGAAGTATATTCGGTATCATATAATTGGAATCAAGCATCAATTGTAAGACCTGCAAACATTTATGGTAGACACGATAACTTCGGACCAGAATCTACTGTCATTGCATCACTAATCAAACGTTTATTTGGTGAAAAAGAACATCCATTGGTATGCTGGGGTGATGGTTCACCTATTAGAGATTTTATCTATGCAGGAGATGTTGCCGATGGTATTATTCAAGCATATGAAGGTAAAATTACACAACCTATAAATTTAGGTAGTGGAACTGGTGTAACAATTAAAGAACTTGCAGAAACTCTTGTAGAAATATATGAAGAGATGTATGGTGAAAAAGTTGAAATAAATTGGGACCCTACTAAACCAAATGGAGATGAAAAAAGATTAATGAGTACGGAACGTGCTGAATCATTTGGAATTAAACAAAAAATATCCTTAAAGACAGGATTAAGACATACAATAGATTATTATTTAAACGAATACAAAAAATAAGTTATGAAAAAAACGGATAAAATTTTAGTGACTGGTGCAAGTGGATTTATAGGTTCACATTTACTACGTTTACTTTGGGAAAAGGGTTATAGAAATTTAAGAGCAACTGCTCATAGTAGAAATTTAAGAAACGATTTTGAAGGAACATCTGAAATTGCATTTTATAAAGGAAGTTTACAAGATGCTAAATTTTGTAAAGAAGTTTCAGAGGAAGTTGATGTAGTATTTCATTGTGCAGCAAATACATCCAATGCATTAGATACGAAAGAAAATCCGTTATTACACGTTACTCCAAACGTAGAAATGAATGTAAATTTAATGGAACAAAGTTGGAGAAATGGTGTTAAGAAATTCTTATTTATTTCATCGAATACAGTTTATCCTGATATGAAGGATGAATTTTGTACGGAAGATATAAACATTCATGCAACACCAACATTTCCAATTTACGGAGCAGTTGGTAATATGAAAAGATATGGTGAATTACTTTGTGATTATTTTTCACATCAAATTCACAACCCAATGCAATGTTTAATTGTTAGACCATCAAACGCGTTTGGACCGAATGATAAATTTGATTTTGAAAAGTGTCACGTTACTCCTGCAAACATCCGTAAAGTAGCAGATGGATTAGACCCAATACCAGTATGGGGTGATGGAACTGAAATCAGAGATTTATTACACGTAGAAGATATGGCCGATGGATTTATTTGGGTTGCTGAAAATAATGATACCTACAACATATTCAATGTTGCATATGGTAAAGGATTTAGTGTAAATGAAGTATTAGGTTGGTTGAAAGAATTAGATAATAATGATAAACCAGTTGAATATGTAAGTAACAAAGCACCTATGATTCCGGTTCGTTTATTATCATCTAAAAAAATAAATGAAGCAGGTTGGAAACCTAAACGAGATTTAAAGGAAGCTCTAAAAGAAACATTGGAGTGGTATAAGCAAAACAAAAAACAATTTAATCCAAATTCAAAACCATAATGGTAACCAGAGGTGTATTAGGAATCGGATGTTCTTTTATGTGGGGAGAAGGATTGTATTTTTATAGTAATCTTGCAAATACTCCACCTTTAAAAGAACAACATGCATTTGATGGTACACAAATATTAACCGAATCTCATATACAATTTAAAAACAAAAATAGATTTTTAAGAATTGTAGCAGATGAATATGGAATGTGGGATATTTCTAATATTGGAAATGGTGGTTCTAATGTTCGTAATATTAAAGATTATGTAGAGGGTTTTTTAATAAAACCGGTTGGTTCTAATATAACTGATTTTGGTTTAGTGATATATCAATTTACCTCACCTGATAGAGATTTTATAAATCAACGTACAACTAAAGAAGGTTGGTTGACCGGTGACCCAATGCCAATAGAAGACCAATTAGAATTTATAAATAACACCATTACCGAATGGGAATCTAAAGGAGTGAAGGTGGTGACACTTAGTTGGTATGATGAATTCCCTAATCACCCATTATATCAAAAGTATTTTAAAAATAGACACGTTGATATTGAAGTAGATGGTGATGTTCATAATTCATTCGAATATTTTTTGCATAAAGACAAATATAACATAACAATATCTTCAGATTTTGCACGAAAGGGGTTTCAAAAAAATGATATACATTTTAATCCTAAGGGTCATAAATGTATTGCAAAATCAATAATTAAAAAATTAAAAAACGATAATTGGTCACCAACAAATATAATTTAAACTAAAATGAGTACACCAAATTTTACACCATATGTAGATGCATTGACAAGTGCTATGAAAACGATTATGCAAGATGATTCTACAATTTTCATAGGTCAACAAATTGTATATTATGGAAATCCTATGAGTAAAACTATTGAAGGATTACCAAAGGAACGAATGATAGAAACACCAGTTATGGAAGAAACCCAAATGGGTATGACATTGGGTTTAGCTATGAATGGCCACAAAGTAGTAAGTTTTTATCCACGTTGGGATTTTTTAATATGTGCATCAAACCAACTAATAAATCATTTAGATAAAATAAAATTAATGTCAGATGATAATTGGAATCCACATATTTTGATTAGAGTGGGAAAAGGTTCAGATAAACCATTAGACCCAGGTCATCAACATAAAGGAAATTACATTACAGAATTTAAATCGATGTGTCCTCATATCGAATTTCACGACTTAAAAACTTGGCAAGATGTTGAGTTGAGTTATAAATACGCAATTGAAAATGTGGGAATCCACCTATTAGTGGAATATCCAGAATTATACTATGCATAATACCTTAAATAATTTTTATGTAGTTTATGATTTTTTTGGACCAAATGGACATATTCCAAATGCGTTCAATTACTTTTATGCATATAAATTTTTTGAAGAAGGTGGTCAAATAAACAATGTAGTTAGTGACCATTTTTTTAAGAATTTTCTACAACCACCTGTATATAATGCTAATTTAAATTTAAATGTAAATTTATATAAAAAGATATCATTTAATGATTATTACGATATTAGAATAAAGGATGATAAATCATTTATTTATTTAGTAGAACCATTTGGTAGTTTTGCACAATTCTTAGGAAAACAAACACAATTTTCAGAATGGAATTTTATAGATTTCATTTCAGACCACGCATTAAATGAAATAAAACATACTCCTAGTTTCTATCTACATATAAATTTTTCAACAGAAGGTGTATTTGAAGAACATTTAATTGTTTACTTATACGAATTATTGAAGAAATACGAAATACCTGCTAATAAGGTAATATTCACAATATCTAGCGTTGATATTGAAAAAATTCACGATAAAATTTGTATTGAAAATAATATAACCGATAAAATAAAAGTAATTTATTGGGGTTGGTCATTAAGAATGAAATCATTAGAAATGAAACAACTATATTATGGTATAGAACATAAATTTTGGGAACATGTTAATAATCAAAGTACTATTGTAAAAGAAGAAGATATTGAGTTGGATAAAATAAGACCATATAAGTTCTTATTTATGAATCGTAGATTAAGACCTCAACGAGTTATATTACTTTCTTTATTAGGAACTGATTTTATAAATCAAAATTTAGTTTCATATGATATGAAAATGTTTGAAAGAGAAAATGACCTGTCATTTTTTTCACATCATCTAAGAACTAGTCATTTAGCACTAAATTCATTTAAAGAATTTCAAAATTTAGTAAAATTAGAAAAGAAAACAATTGATTATACTGATTTAGAATCAGTTTGGGGATTTAATTTTGAAAATAAAGAACCATATTTAGATTCATACATTCACATATTATCAGAAACTAATTTCTATGAAACTGGTTTGTACTTATCCGAAAAGACGTGGAAACCAATTGGTCATTTACAACCATTTATAATGGTAAACAAACCTGGTGCACTAAAAGAATTGCACAACTTAGGATTTAAAACTTTCGCTCCATTTATTAATGAAGATTATGATAATATTGAAAATGATTCCGAGCGTATGGAATTCATATATTCAGAAATAATGCGATTAAACTCATTATCAATCGAAGAAATCCATAATTGGTATAAGTCAATTTACGATATACTTATTTACAATAGAAATCTATTATTTGAATATTCAGATAAGAAAGATGAAATTGAAAATACCTTTTTAACAACATTAAAGAAAACAATAAATGAAAAATCCCGTTAAATTTATATTAGATTGGTTCAAAAAACGTAAATTGGAAAAACAATACAAAAAACGTTTAGAAGAATTGCGTAAAAGAGACCCATTCATTTACAAAAATCACTAATTATTAATTCATTCATATTTATATACTAAGATAGAGTATATAGATTATGAACGAACTAAGTAAATACCTAGCAGAACAAATTCTATTGACTGAAGAAGAGTTAAAGAATTTTGTAGTAATATATGCAGGTAGATTCCAACCATTTCACAAAGGACACTTTGCAACTTATCAAGGACTAGTAAAAAAGTTTGGTAAGGATAGAGTGTTTATCGGTACATCGAATAAAACCGATAATCAAAAATCCCCATTTAACTTTAAGGAAAAGAAAACCATAATGACTAAAATGTTTGGTATACCATCAAACAAAATAGTTGAAGTGAAGAATCCTTATGCTCCAACTGAAATACTTAAAAATTTTGATGAAAATACAACCGGATTTATTACTGTTGTTGGTGAGAAAGATGAACAACGTTTGGGTGGTAAATACTTTGAAAAATATAAAGGTAAAATAGAATTTGGGTATAAAGATAAAGGATATGTTTATGCTTCACCTGCACAACCAAACGCGGTTAGTGGAACTGATGTTCGTAATTGGTTAAGCAAAGGAACTGATGATGAAAAGAGAAAAAATTTCTTAAAAGCATACCCAAAATTTGATGAAACAATTTATAAATTCATTACACTTAAATTAGCAAAATTAGGTGAAGGTTTACATGAATCTATAAATGAAGCAAAATGGGAAGAAGATACATATAGAAAGTGTATGCTAGGTAAATTACCACTTTCACTTAATATTGTTAAAAAATTAGTAGACCCTATAAGAACAACATCATTACATTCAACTGATGTTGAAAATTTATCAAACGTTGCTGGATTACAAGGAACTAAAAAATCAATTTCCACATTTACTAAAACTACCAAATGGGGAAAATTAGTTCAAGGAAAAGGTATGCATACAAAAGGTGGTGTAATTGTAGCATTATCAGGAGTAGTATTGGCACAAAGTATAATGGACTTGTGGACCGAACCTGATAAACAAGGTAGAAGATGGGTAGAACCAGGAACTGTAATAGATGGGTTGGGTAGAGAAAGAGATGTTGTATTTAATTTTGCACCGGAATTAAAACCATACAAAGAAAAATGGAGAGAACATTCTTTTGATGGTACAATTACTAATGCAGAAAAAGCTGAATTCATAAAAAAATATTATGATGCAGCTGAAAAATATATGTTGAGTAAGAAAAAAGAATTTCAAGACAAATACTTAAACTCAAATAAATTATATTATGATTCTGATTGGAATGAAGTAGTTCTTACTGATATTAAAATTGAAAAGATTTTAGCAGTTCCTTCTAACTGGAGTGATGATGAAGTTGAAAATGAAAAAACATTAAAACAACTTAAACAAAAATACAAAAATGTAGAAGTTGCAGATAAAGAATCTGAAATTCAAAACTTTATTAAACGAAATGGTGGAAGTATTGTAGAATCAGTAAATGAAGAAATTACATTAGATGTCAATATTGGTGATACCGTTTTAATGGGTAAATTTAAGAATAAAAAAGTAGTTGTCAAATCAATCGGTAAAGATGAACATGGAATGCCAACTATTAATGGTAAAAAAGTGGCTACATTCAGAATAATACCAAAACAAAATATTTTTAAAGAAGTTGCATCTATATCAAACGCAGGTGCAGATTCACAACCGGATGGTGGTTATATACCAAAAGGTAAAAAACGAAAATTAGGAGCAGATGATGGTGCTAATAGTAGTGATGAGTGGTTCGTAAGAGGTGGGTACACTCAAACCGATTTTCCTAAAGCAGATGCAATATTTGATAAAGAGGATGAAAATCAATTTACATTTAAAATTAAATCAAAAAATAATGCTAGAAGTGATTTTGATGCAACAACATACCCATATGCACCAACTGATATTGATGTAACAAAACCAGTGGAGAAAATAAAAGTGAAAAAACCTAAAAATAAAAAATTGGATATTGTTAAAGAATTGGTTGATGAATATTCTGAACTATTAGATTTATTAGAAGCTTCTTCGGAAGATGAGAAATACACCCATATTGGGTATGGTAAATATAAAGAAAAAGGTAAAGAAAAAGACCAAAATTCTCCTACATTTACTAAAGATGATAGTGGAAAGTATATTCAATCAAAAACTGATACTAAACCTACACAAGATAAACCAACTGGTCAAGCAATACAAGGTGCAGATATGTTTAAACACGATAAAAGTGTTAAACAAGAACCTACAAAATCTAAAACGGATTGGACAAGTGGAAAAGATGGTTGGGAAATAATTGATGATGAGCGTTCTAAGGTAAAAAATATTAGACCATACACCGATGAAGAATTACAAGGTGAAACTGGTGAATATTTTGATAACGATGTAACTAAAAACGTTGCACCAACCGCTTTTAAAGATGAATCTGATATGATTCAAAAAATAAAAGATGCAACTCCAACTTATTTATCATCCGAGCAACTTCAAAATATGAATAACTCCGATGTAGGGGATATTCTTTCTGCAAGCGAAGATGGTGGTAAAGATTCCATGATGAAATTGGGACAAGAACGTGCAATGGATTATGGTAAAGATTGGAATAGATTAATAAAAGGTATTCAGACCGGGAACGATGTACCACCACCAATTGCATTAAAAGATAAAAATGGTGAACTACACTTAGTTGCAGGAAATACTCGTTTAATGTCATTTACTGCCAATGGTAAAAACCTACCCGTAAAGGTAATAGATTACGATGGTGAGTTTAACTATGACGATAAAGGGGATTCACAATCAACTGAACCTAAACGTTCTATATCAAAGAATATACAACGAAAAATTAGTGGTTGGGCAGAAAAAGAAAAAGAATTTTTTACTAAATCTCAAGATAAACCTAATTCAGAAACTCGTAGAACAATTGGTGAAGCATTAAGAGATAAAGCAAAAGGAGCCGGGAAAGCAATTGCACATGGATTTAAACATGAGGCACATTTATTTAAAGAAGCAGCAAATGCAGTTAAAAAATTCTCAACTGGTAAAGAACTAAGTGATTCTGATAAAAAAGCAGTGAAGGATGTTGCTATAAAAGTAGTAACAACCGCAGTTACTGCAGCTGCAATGGGTGGGTTAGCAGGTGGAACAATTGCTTTTGCAAAATTAGTGGCCATTGAGTTAGTACCTCACGTAGCAATTGAAACTTTAGCAGTAGGTGCTGGTAAAGCTGCATTATTTGCAGATACAAACGAAGATGAAAGAATGTTGATGGGATTTATGGAAAAGATTATTGATGGGATAGAATCAATGGAAATACCAGATGATGTGATGGAAAAAATTGTGGATTCATATAATGAAAAAAAGAACGTATCGGAAATGAGTCATTCACAATTAAATCAAATTGAAAAATATGCAGAAAAACAATTATCACCAGAAGATATTGAATTTACTAAACATTTTTTTGATAGAGTAAATGATACCCGTAATGGTAAAGAAATATCTGATGCAGAATTGACAGGATTTTTTAAACGTTTATCTCGTCACAAAAAACAATTTAAAGAATTCTTAGACAAATATCAACAAATCGTTGTTAAAGATAAACGAAATGGTATAAACATTCCTTTTGTTAAACAAGCAAATCAAATTATTGCAAAAACTATAATGAGAAAAGATAATTTCCAAACATCAAATCCAACTTTAGCAGTTGAGATTGCAGTACAAATAGATAAAATTCCCGGTGGATTAGCAAAAGGATTAACATTAAATGATATTGCTAAAAAACACAATGTGTCGATTGAAGATATAACTAACGAATTTAAAAAAGGTTATAAAGTAGAAAGAGAACATACAACTGATAGTGATGTTGCTAAAGAAATAGCAATGGACCATTTGTTTGAAGACCCTAAGTATTATGATAAATTAGCAAAAATTGAAGAGGCAGGTAGAGTTCCACAGAGTTTTAATTATGGAACTGGATGGGATTACCATACTGCGATTGGTACTAATCCAAATAAATATAAAGGTAAAGCAAATTTTCCAACTAAATATTCTGGCCAACCTGATTTAGAAGATAACTCTGATGATGTTAATGAATTAACTAAGGGAGAAGTTTTTGGTGGAACTTTAAAAATTGGTGGTCAGCCAGTTAAAGTAGAAGTAGAATTGATGGGTTCTGATAATAAAAAGAAAGTATTCATAACAAAAGTACTTCATATTGATAGTAAATATCGTTCTAAACTACCTTCAAATGGAATATTAGAAATACCTGCTAGAATATTTAGAACTCCTGGTGGTGGGTGGTATAAAATCAAAACACCATCAGCGTTTGAATCGGTAAACGAATTAACTTACAAAGAAAAGCAAATTAAAACGGGAAATCCTGCTAATATATTTTATGCATTCTATAAAGGGAAATTTGATGTAGTTTATTGGGCTATGAATCCTAGTTCTTTATATGATATGTATTGGGATGAATTCAAAGTAAGAAGACCGGCAGGTTCTAAATTCAAATTAAATCCGGAGTTTATGATTGTTCCTAAAAAAGAATATGATAAACATCCAGAACATTATAGTAAATTAAAACCATATGTAGATAAGTTTTGGGATAAATTAAAAAATGAATCGGTAAATGAATCACTTTTAATTGAAGGTGGTGCATATGGGCATATGAATCATCCATTTGATACTGAAATTAATTTAACATTTGGACAACTTAAAGATATTGTAAATCGTGCATTAGAAGGTAACTTAGAATTGGCTAGAGAAAAAACTGATGGACAAGCATTGGCAATCAGTTGGGTAAACGGAAAATTAGTAGCAGCAAGAAATAAAGGTCATTTAGCTAATAGAGGTGCTAATGCATTAGATATTAGTGGAATTGCTACTAAGTTTGCTGGAAGAGGTGAGTTAGAAAAAGCATATAATTTTGCAATGCAAGATTTGACAAAAGCTATTAAATCACTTTCGGATAAACAAAAAGAAAAGATTTTTAAAAATGGTGCATGTTTTATGAATATTGAGGTAATATATCCAACTTCAGTAAATGTGATTCCATATGGTCAACCTCTATTAGTATTTCACGGAACGATGGAATATGATGAAAGTGGTAACGCAATTGGTGAAGACCAACAATCCGGTAGAATATTGGGTGGTATGATTAAACAAATCGAACAAAATGTACAAGATAATTATACATTACAAGGACCACCGGTATTAAAATTACCTAAATCACAAGACCTTTCATCTAAAAAACCAAAGTATCTTGCTAAGATTTCAAAATTACAAAAAGAATTTGGATTGGGTGATACTGCAGGTGTTGCAGAATACCACCAAGCATGGTGGGAAAACTTTGTAGATAAAAAATCACCATCTATTTTAGATAATACTACTAAAATTGGATTAGTTAAAAGATGGGCATTTGGTGAAAAGGGTTTCCGTATAGATAAGAATACAATTTCTGATGAGAAAACTCTTGCATGGGCAACTAAAATAGATAAAGAAGACCACAAAAAAATTACCAAAGAAAATCTTATGAAATTTGAAGATATATTCTTAGGTGTGGGTGCAGAAGTTTTATCATTCACAGCATCGGTATTAACTGTGAATCCAGATAAGGCTGTTAGGGATATGAAAAAACGTTTAGAACAAACAATTAAAGATGTCGAAGTAAGCGGTGACCCTAAGAAGATAGAAAAATTAAAATTAGAACTAAAAAGATTAAATGCAATCGGTGGACCTGATAAGATAGTTCCAATTGAAGGGATTGTGTTTATTTATAATGGACAAACATTTAAATTAACTGGTGCGTTTGCATCATTAAATCAACTTTTAGGAATTTTTTATTAAAAATATCTCTTTCGCCATATTTATCTATATAAAAATAAAAACCTAATATATAATAATAATGGCGAAAGAGTTTAAAAAGAAATATATGCATCCAACTCGTAGAAAGTTGGTTGATATGGTGTTACATGGACAAGAATATGAAACTAACACCCAAATAGGTTGGAATGCTGAAAAAATAGAACGTAAAGTTGGTGATGTTTGGGAAGATGAACATCATAGATACGAAAAGAAAGAAGGGTTTACTTTAAAAACTTCTAAAAACTCTGAAGCATTCGAAGAACTTCGCAAATGGAAAGATGAACAATCTCGTTGTAAAGGTTCGGATTGTACCACAATCAAATTTACCCCTACACATAAAAAATTAATTCAAAAGACTGGATATTGTGCTAATTGTTTAGCAAAAATCGAAAGTGAAATCCGTGCATTAGGATTTTGGGAACAATACGAAGATTATAAAATATATACTCGTATGTTAATTGAGGGTAAAATTAAATTAGAAGAACTTCAACAGGCTTATAGTGATGTGAAACCTTATTACGAATATGTAAATGAGGATGGTAGTACTGAAAAATGGGAATTACCACAACCAGTAGAAGAAGTAAAAGCTGAACTAATGGAAATGATTGAGTTTGGTAAAACTGAATTACAAGCAGTAGAGAAATTTAGAAATAAAGCTTTCGAAATTTTAAAAGAAAACAAATTAGAACACTATTTGTAGTATGGCAGGTGCTTCATTAAAAGATATAATTAAAATTGAGTATCAGAAATGTGCTGGTGACCCGATATATTTCATGCGTAAGTATTGTATGATTCAACATCCGGTACGAGGTAAAATTCCATTTCATTTATATCCATTTCAGGAAGATACTCTAACCGATTTCAAAAATAATCGTTATAACATCGTATTAAAATCACGTCAGACAGGTATATCTACCTTAGTTGCGGGATTCTCTCTTTGGAAGATGTTATTTAATCAAGATTTTAACGTATTGGTAATTGCAACTAAACAAGAAGTTGCTAAAAACCTTATCACAAAGATTAGGGTAATGAATCAATACCTTCCAAGTTGGTTAAAACAAACCACAGTTGAAGATAATAAACTTTCCCTACGTTACTCAAATGGTTCACAGGCAAAAGCAACTTCTGCAGCAGGAGATGCTGGTCGTTCTGAAGCCCTATCGCTATTAGTATTTGACGAGGCAGCCTTTATTGATAGTATTGAGGAGATTTGGATATCTGCCCAATCTACATTATCAACGGGTGGTAACGCAATTATCCTTTCTACACCAAATGGTGTGGGTAATTTCTTTCATAGAACGTGGGTAGGTGCAGAAGAGGGTAGAAACGGATTCAATACTATTCGTTTACACTGGTCAGTACACCCTGAGCGTGCTCAACCGTGGAGAGATGAACAAGAAAGGTTATTAGGACCAAAAGGTGCAGCACAAGAATGTGATTGTGATTTCGTAAGTTCCGGTGATACGGTCATTGACCCTGCATTATTACAATTTTATAGAGAAACATATTGTCAAGAACCTTTAGAGAAGACTGGATTCGATGGAAACCTTTGGAAATGGGAATATCCTGATTATAATCAATCATATATGGTTGTTGCCGACGTTGCTCGTGGAGATGGTGGGGATTATTCCACTGCACAGGTATTTGATGTAGTAAATTCGACACAAGTTGCAGAGTATAAGGGGAAATTGGATACAAAAGATTTTGGAAACTTCTTAGTTTCACTATCAACCGATTACAACAATGCATTATTAGTTGTGGAGAACGCAAATATTGGTTGGGCCGTTATTCAACAAGTAATTGATAGGAGTTATGGAAACTTATTTTATATGAGTAAGGATTTAAAATATGTAGATGTTGCCCATCAGATGACAAATAAGTTTAGAGCAGAAGAACGAGGTATGGTTGCTGGGTTCTCTACCACCTCTAAAACCCGTCCATTAATTATTTCTAAGTTAGATGATTACCTAAGAGAAAAATCCTTTACAATCCGTTCTACAAGGTTAATTGATGAACTATTTACATTTATTTGGAATGGTAATCGAGCAGAAGCAATGAAAGGTTACAATGATGACTTAGTTATGGCCCTTTCGATTGGATTATGGGTTAGGGATACTGCATTAAGATTAAGACAAGAAGGTATAGATTTAACTAAACAAGCATTAGGTGGTATAAATCAAAGTATAACACAAGTTGATGGGTTCGGTGGTAATAGTTCTTTTGATGAAAACCCTTGGCAAATGAGAGTTGGTAATCAAACCGAAGATTTGTCGTGGTTACTAAAATAATTAAATAAAAAAATGTATATATTTATAGTGTATAGGAGAAACATACCATGATAAAGTTAAAAAACATTTATAAGGAAGAAGTAGAGGATTACCCATTCGACCAACCAGAACATAGTATTTACGATTATGATGAATTGGATGTTGAAGATGAAGATGAGGAAGATTTTTTAAATTTTCTTAAATCATACACAACTGAATTAAAAGAAGCAAATTGTAATTGTGTGTTCGAAGCAGAATATCAAGGAAGAGATGTGAAGTTGGGTAAACCAATGCAAGGTGATGTTAAGAAATTTAAAGTTTATGTTAAAAACCCAAAGACCGGAAAAGTAGTTAAAGTAAACTTTGGTCAACCGGGAATGAACATTAAGAAAAATAACCCCGAAAGAAGAAAATCTTTTAGAGCAAGACATAATTGTGACCAACCAGGTCCAAGAACAAAAGCACGTTACTGGTCTTGCAGAAAATGGTAAAATAATAAAATATGGCAGATACTTCATTTTTTGGTAGGTTAAGAAAACTCTTTTCCCAAAAGGCTATCGTTACAGTTACGCCCGATGGTAAGAGAAAAGTTTTTGACTTCGATGAAAGACAAGAAACAAACCTATCATCATTAAGAGATAGATACACAAAGATTCAAAAATCTTTCTATGAACAAGCAGGTGGTGCACAATCAATGGCATACCAACAAGTTCGTAGAGAAGTTTTTAGAGATTACGATGCTATGGACCAAGACCCGATTATTGCATCGGCTTTGGATATCTATGCAGATGAATCTACTTTGAAGAACGAATTTGGTGATATGTTAATCATCCGTTCTGATAATCCACGTGTTCAAGAATTATTAGAGAACTTATATTACGATATTTTAAATATTGAATTTAGTTTATGGCCGTGGGTTCGTAATATGTGTAAGTATGGTGATTTTTTCTTAGGATTGGAAATCGCAGATGGTAAGGGTATCGTAAACGTAACCCCATATTCACAATACAACACCGAAAGAATCGAAGGACACGACCCTACAAACCCACATATGGTAAAATTCAGAGTAATGGATGATGCTATTGGTAAAGTAGATTACGATAACTTTGAAATGGCTCACTTCCGTTTACTGTCAGATACTAACTGGTTACCATATGGTAAATCTATGGTAGAAAATGGTAGAAGATTGTGGAAACAATTATCTCTAATGGAAGATGCGATGTTAATCCATCGTATTATGAGAGCACCTGAAAAAAGAGTGTTTAAAATTGATATAGGTAATATCAATCCAACTGAAGTTGATAATTACATGCAACGTATTATTAGCAAAATGAAAAAAGTTCCTTTTGTTAATAAAGAAACCGGTGATTATAACTTAAAATATAATATGCAAAACTTAACGGAAGATTTTTATCTACCGGTAAGAGGAGGTGACAGTGGAACTAACATTGAAAATCTAAGTGGTTTAGAATACACTGCAACCGAAGATATTGAATACTTAAAAGGTAAATTATTTGCTGCATTAAAAATTCCAAAAGCATATTTGGGATATGAAGAAAATGTAAATGGTAAAGCAACCCTTGCAGCAGAAGATGTTCGTTTCGCACGAACCATCGAAAGAATCCAAAAAATGGTTACATCTGAATTATCAAGAATTGGTGTTATACACTTATTCGGTAATGGTATACAAGATGCAGAAATGACTAATTTCGAAATTAGTTTAGTAAATCCATCTACAATCTACGAACAAGAAAAAGTAAACCTATGGTCTGAAAAGATTCGTTTGGCAACTGATATGCAATCTTTAAAAATGCTATCTAAGGATTGGATATATGATAATATTTTCAAAATGTCTGAATCTGAACAAACTGAACAACGTGGTAAGATTGTAGAAGATATTAAAGATACATTCCGTTACAATTCAATTGAAAATGAAGGTAATGACCCTGCTAACCCACCAAAACAAACTGATGTTGAGGAAAGTTTAGAAAACTTAAAGAGTGAACTTAAAGCAAATGTGGGAAGACCTCGTGAAGGTAACACCTATGGTAAAGATAAACATCCATATGGTAGAGACCCATTAGGTGATAATGAGAGAACTGCAAAACGTAGTAGAACTTCAGAACACAAAGCCAAAAGTTTTATCAATGGTATTGCATCAAAACGTAAGTTTTTACATGAAATGAAAGATATGTTAGATGAAACTAACATTATCGATGATACGGAAAATTAATTTAACTTATAATTTTTAATATTTATATAGAGAAATTTTGAGTCTATCAAAATAAGGATTAAAAAAATGAAAAAAATAAAACATTCGAAATTCAAAAATACAGGGTTCTTATTTGAATTATTAACACGTCAAATAACGTTGGAAATATTAAACAACGCACCTGAAGAAAAAGCCAAAAGAATAGTACAAGAATTCTTTGGTGGAAAAACTGAATTGGCTAAGGAATTACGCTTATTTAATTTGTTAATAAACGAAAAGTATAATTCAGAGAGTAAAGCAGAAAAGTATATTGATGCTATTATCGAAACTCGTACAAAATTAGATGAAAATAAACTTGCAAGAGAAAAATATAATCTTGTAAAGTCAATTAAAGAAAATTTCGAATTAGATTCATTCTTATCATCTCCAGTATCTAACTATAAAGTATTGGCATCAGTTCATAAGATATTTGAAGCAAAGATACAAGATGTAACTAATGTTAAAGATGTATTTGATGCTAAATTGACATTAATCGAACATATATCTACAACAACTCCATCTTTAAAACAAAAAGAAGATAAGTTGATGGAAGATTATAGAAAACAAGAGAAAGATTTAAGATTACTTACATATAAAATTCTTGTTGAAACATTTAATAAGAAATATACCAACTTAAATGATGACCAAAAGGATATTTTAAGAGAGTATATTAACAATGTAAACAACACTTCTAAATTTGGTGAATATTATGATTCTAAATTGAAGGTTGTTGTAACTGAATTACACAAACTTTATTCCGAAGTTAATGATAAAATCACAAAGATTAAGTTGAAAGAAACTATTAATGTTATGAAACAACAGAAAATTGGTAAAAAAGTTACCGATGAACAAGTTTCTGCATTGATGATGTCATATGAATTAATAAAGGAAATAAAAAATGTTAAAGAAAGAAAATCTTAAATCGTATATAGACGAACTTATTAAGGAAGTTGAAGAGGAGTTAGAAGAAGCCAATGTGACAGGTAATGTCGATGGATATCAGACTCCTTTTGCTTTTTCTGGTAAGAGTGCTTCTCAAAAACGAAAAAAAACAGCAACTCAATTGGGATACACGTTGGTAAATAACGATGTTAAAAATATTGATGAAGTAAACGAAGCAACAGCATCTGAAATCATAAAAGATTTAGATAAAGTACGAAACGATTTAATTAAAAAAGTAGATGTATTAATTGCTAAAAAGAAAAAACTTTATTCTAATGTTGATATTGAATCACCAATGAGTGCAGATGAGAAACAATTAGATAAAGATATACAATCTATATTTTCACAAATCCAACAAATAATTCAGCAAAAAAGAAAAATAAAAGAATCAGTAAACGAAGACAAAGTTTATATTGATTTTTTAAATAAGAAAAAAGGATTCAAGCAAGATAGAATTAAATTCAATTCATATGAAGAAGCTGTAAAGTGGGCAAGAAAAAATTTTGATAAGTTTGACCCTGATATGATTAAATACGAATCAGTAAACGAAGGTAAATCAAAAAGACCTGTGAATCGTTGGTTAGAATTGAAAAATGATGAATCTATGCATGCTAATAAGAAGTTAGCAGTAGGATTGAAAGAATTAAAACATCAGTTAAGTGAGGTTGAAAAGTTTTTTCGTTGGTATAACCAAATTAAAACAATGAATGAGTTATCATCGGATGTTTTTTGGAAAAGAACTCACGGTCATATTTATAAGATAAAGGAAAGACTGATTAATATCGCAAAAACAATACAGGAGATAGAAAAATAATGAAAATATCAAGAGCAAGATTAAAAGAAATTGTAAAAGAAGTGATGGTAGAAGAAACTGAATACCAGCAATTCTTTCAAAAAGCATTAGATAAGGCTGGTAAATCAATACCAGATATGTCGGAAGAAGAAAAGAAAGCTTTCTTTGATAAAATAGATTCTGCGTGGAATGGTAAGGGTGAAAAGAATGAGGAATTAGTTGGTGGTCAAAAAAAATTAGATATTGATAAAGATGGTGATATTGGAAGTGATGATTTAGCAGATTTAAGAGCCGGTAAAAAAGCAAATGAATCTATAAATGAAGAAGATATTAATTGGGGTGCAACCGAAAACGCAATCATTAACTTTCTAAAAGCAAATACAAAAATTTTAGATAAAAGAGTTAAAGATAGAGATACTGATGGTGTTAAAAAGGGATTACAATCAATCATTGATGGTTTAACTAACGCACAACGCAGTTTAAAATTAAAATAACAACAATGACTAAAAAAAGATTGTTAGAAATAATTGACGAAGAAATCCTTAAAGTAAAATGGGGGTTTGTAAACGAAGAAATTACTAGTGAGGATGAAAAACTTATTAGAGATATTATTCGCAAAGAAGTTTCTGCAATATTTTTTGACTTATTTAAAAAACGAAACGTTTGGGGAGCATAATGAAAAATTTATTAATTGAGACTAATCTTTTTGAGGGTAGAATCAACGAAGATGCATCTGGTAGAACACTTGTTAAAGGTGTATTACAAAGAGCAGTAGCAGAAAATCAAAATGGTAGAGTATATCCAAGAGAAATTTTGATGCGTGAAGCAAAGAAATATGAAGTTCTTATCAAAGAGAGAAGAGCATTAGGGGAATTAGACCATCCAGATTCATCGGTAATCAATCTAAAGAACGTTTCTCATAACATTAGAGAAATATGGTGGGAAGGTGATGATTTATGCGGAACAGTAGAAATCTTACCAACACCATCAGGTAACATATTAAAAGAATTATTAAGAGCAGGAATCCTATTAGGTATTTCATCTCGAGGTATGGGTTCAGTATCACCAATGGGTGAGGGTAAAGTAAAAGTTGGCGATGACTTTGAATTGATTGGGTGGGATTTCGTATCTAACCCATCTACTCATGGTGCATTTATGACACCAATGAACGAATCCGTAAACAAACAATTACAAGAACAAGCGATAGTATGTGGTGATTTTTGTAAGGCACAAGACCTTATGAGAGAAATCATTACTGAATTATCATAAAGGAATAATAAAATGGGATTTAGTATACAAGATTACTTAAAGAACAATAAGATTGAATTGGGTAGTATTCAAAAAGAAGTTGGTGATACCCCATATAAGGGTGGTCATAACGATATTCGTAAGACTAACTACGATGTGAAGATAAAAGAAGATGGTAAATTAGATTTATATACACATAAAACTATAATGACAGAAGGTAAATCTTTGATTAAAGAAGCTTCTGAAATTAAATTTAACGAATTAGATTCTACTAAACAAAAGCAAGTAAACGCATTTGTAAAATTTTTTGGTGGTAAAATCAATACAATTTGGGATGGTATACATGGAAATATTGTTGATATTAAAATGTCAGAAAAAAATTGGAGAATGGATACTCAAGATTTGAAAGATTTGATTTCATTAAAAATACGTTGGATAGAATTTGATAACCAAACGGTCTCAATAGGATTTTAAAATATAGGAATAATAAAGATGATTAAATTACACAATTTACTTAATGAAGAAACTTTTACCGCTACTAACAAAGCAAGTGGTAAAACATCAGTATTTAAATCAAAAGATAGTAGAGATGCTGCAATTAAAGCAGGAACTCACTCTGAAAAAGAAGATAGTAAATCAGATAAATCTGTTGGTAGTTCTTCAAAGGTAAATATCTTTGATAAACCAACAAAATCAGAACCTAAATCGGCATCAACATCTACTCCATCTAAAATGGGTGTAGATTCGGTAGTATATAATACGAGAACTAAAACAGTTGGTATTGTAAGAATGGCTGATGAAAGAGGTGAAACTAAAACTGATGCAGATGGTAATGTAAATACATCTGAATTAGAACCATACAACCCAACCAAGTATCCACATCAAAAAGATGCTAAAGTTGCACCATCTACTCAAAAAGAAGTAGATAAGAGAGGTTTATGGAATCCATTTGCACAAGATAAAGAAACTTCTAAAGAAGAACCTACTCAAACTGTAGCAGAACCTAAAAAGAAAAGACCGGGCAACCCATCGGTAAATAAAGAAGCTAAAAAGTTAGCGGATAAGTTTGGTATTAATCCAAATAAGATGAGTAAAGAAGATTACATCACTAAGATGTATCAAGCAGCAGTTTCTGCATTAACTGATTCAAATTTCCATAGTGAAGCAAGAGAATTAGTTGCAGCAATTGAAGGAAAACCTGAATGGGCTAAAAGACCGGTGTATCCATCTTTACAAGACCCCGACTTTAAAGAGAAAATGAAAGCTATTCGTACTAATTCGGCTGATAGTTCGATTTATATGAATGCAAAAGATGAAGTTGATGAATATGGTACGGAAGTATCACAAGCATCAGGATGGGATGGTGTTGATGCAGCTGATGGTATTGCATTTACATTAAGAATGAACGGATTCCACAAACAAGCCGATATGATTCAATCTGTATTTGATAATAAACCATATATGAAGAATGAAGGTAGAATTTCATTAAGTAAAATGATGAATGAATCAGAAGCAGAAGAAATTGCTAGTTTAACTGGTTTAAGAACACAGGCTGTTAAAAAATTCATTGATGATAACAACATTGACGATAGAAAATTATTAGCATATCTTAAAATTAAAGGTCCAAAGACATTAAGTAATAGAATGGATATGTCAACTGCAATTGTAGGTAAACCGAATAACAAATTTGCACAAGGAATTATCAAAGCATTTCAAAAATAAATAATAGTAGGAGAATAGATGATAAGTTTATCAAAAATAGTTAAAGAAGGTGAAGAACCAAAGAAATTTTCTAATGAAGTAAAAAAACATTTTTTAGAAATCGTTTCTACATACAACAAGTATCAAGAAATGATGGATAGAAAATCGGATATTGCTGAAATTGCAGAAATTTTAGGTGGAATTACTGAAGCAGCTAGAGAATTAGCGATAAACGAATCAGATGATTGGTTCGATGCTCAAACTGTTAAAAGAAATATGAGTGAATTGGCTAAATTAGGTGGCCAATTTGATAAAGTAGCAATCGAAGCAAAAAACTTAGACCAAAGATTACATGGATTATACGAAGATATGGGTCATATCCTATCTCGTTACTATAAAATTGGTGAAGTTAGTGAAGAAACGATGAAACAACGTTTGGGTATCAAAGAAGCATCTCCTTGTTGGGATGGATACAAACAAGTTGGAATGAAGACCAAAGATGGTAAAGAAGTTCCTAATTGTGTACCTGCAAATGAATCAATTAAAGAATCTACTGATTGTGGATGTAATTCGGTAAACGAAGCATTCGTAAAAGGCAAAACTTATGGTGGAACTAAATGTGAAGGTGGATGTTATGTGGGTAAACAAGGTTTAATGAAACTAATTAAAATTTCTAAAGATAATCCAGAAAATGTATTTATGTTTAGAGATGATAACTATTCAGGAATACAACCACATTTCATTAAGAATGGTGTAATTGCAAAAGCAAATACAATTAATCCATCTTATGATTTAGAAAAAAGTAAAGTAAGAAATTTAAAAATCGGTAACGATGTTATTCTTGCAGTTAGATTATTTGAATCAGTAAACGAAGCAGCATTTGGATATAAAGACTCATCTGCATCATACATTGATAAACATAAAGATGAATACAAAACAGCAGAAAAAATGAATAAAGGAAACGAACAATCGTTTTATGATTCATTATCTGCATTAGAAGAGAAATTAGGTCATCCTAAGTATATGATATTCTTATCAAATGCGTTAAGAGGATACAAAGTTGATATGTATAAAGACCCAAAAATTAAAAATCAACAAGAAGCAGAAGAAGCATTGTTCCTTTTAAGCAAATAATTTTTAAAAGACATACTTATTCTCAAATAGTTACATCAAAACAATTTAAATTAAGTTAATGAGCGGATTATCAAGAGTTACAGTAGAAGTTCGTAATGGAGACATTGCAAAGGCTTTAAAGAAATTCAAAAAGAAGGTAAACGAGTCTGGACATCTTTTAGAATTAAGAGAAAGAAAAGAATACGTTAAACCTACAACCAAAAGAAGGTTGCAAAAACAAAAAGCTGTTAGAGAGGAACAAAAAAGAGTTGCTCTTATGAAAATAGCAGAAGGTGATAGAACAATACGTTTCTTCACTAAAAAAAGAAAGAAAAAGGGTAAAGACGAACAAAAACCCCAAAAAGATAAAAATTTTGAATAAAATTTTTATAAAAATGTAATAAATTTAATGTTTCTATAAACATTTATATATTTATTTTCAAATAGTCCACCTCTATTGTGGATTTAACTCAATGTTGGTTAATGAATACCTACGATTATATGTAAGGTCACCGAACAACTAACCTAACAATTCTATTGAAAATTCAACTCAATATTTTCAGAAAACGTAAAGGAAAGTAAACAAATGGCAAACTCAAAATTGTTAAAAGATGCAATTGCTGATGCTAAAGCCGTACGTGAAACTGCTATTGCTAACGCTAAAATCGCATTAGAAGAAGCTTTTACTCCAAGATTACAATCAATCTTATCTAAAAAACTTACCGCTGAAATGGAAGGTGAAGAAGAAGAAACTGATGTAAATGAAGAGTATGGTGCTGATGATGTAGATGCAAACGATTCAACAGAAATCGGAGCAGGCGAAGGACAAACAGGTAGTGGAACTGATGGTGATGCACCACAAGGTATCGCAACTGATGCTCACACTGAATTAGGTGACACAGAAAAAGAAACAGCTGAACCAGGTAAAGAGGATGAAAACATGCCTCTTGCAGAAGGTGAAGAAGATGAAAACCAAGATGGTGTTATTGATGACCCAACGGGTGCAGTAACCGAAGAAGAAGACGAAGACGAATTAGATTTAGAATCAATCATCAGAGAATTAGAAGATGAATTGGGTGCTGAATCTGACGAAGTTTCTGAAGAAGATGAAATGGAAGCTCCAGCAGTTGAAGAAGAAGAAGAAGCTTCTCCAGCAGTTGAAGAAGAAGAAGAATCTCAAGAAGCTGAAGTATCGGAAGAAGACGAAATCGACTTGGAAGAAATCTTACGTGAAATGGGATACGGAGATGATGCAGAAGAAAAAGTTGAAGAAAGTGAAGAAGAATCTGATAATGTAGCCGAAATGGAAGCAGAATTAGAAGAAGCTTACAAAGTAATCAAATCTTTGAAATCTACAATCAACGAAGTAAACTTGTTAAACGCAAAGTTACTTTACACTAATAAATTATTCCGTTCTTATGATTTAACAAACGAACAAAAACACAAAGTTGTTGAAACATTAGACAGAACTCAAAATGTTAGAGAAGTAAAATTAGTTTTCGCTACATTAGCTGAATCAATGAAAATTGGTGGAACTGCTAAGAAAGTAAAAACAAACAAAATAACTGAATCATTCGCATCTAAGAAAGTTGCTTCAACTGCACCAAAGGCTGCAATTATCAACGAATCAAACGATATGGCTGAAAGATTTAAAAAGTTAGCAAACATTAAATAAACAAACAAAAAATTCTAAGGAGAGAAAAAATAAAATGGCAAATTTTAATTTATCAAAACTTATGGAAGGCAAGAACCCACAGTCAGTAATGTTGGCTGAAACACGTCAATTACGTGGTAAATGGGAGAAAACTGGTCTTTTAGAAGGTTTAAAGGAGAGAGAATCTTCTCAAGTAGCAGTTCTTTTAGAGAACCAAGCTAAACAATTATTGGATGAAGCAACTGCAACAGGTACTTCTGCAGGTTCAGAAGAGTGGAGTGGTGTAGCTTTACCATTGGTAAGACGTATTTTTGGTGAAATCGCAGCGAAAGAATTCGTTTCAGTTCAACCAATGAACTTACCATCAGGTCTTATCTTCTATCTAGATTTCAAATACGGAACAGCAGTTCAAGGTTCTAAATTCAATGGTAAATCATTGTTTGGTGGTAACGGAACTTCTAACTTCGATGGTGATTTCGGTAGAACTAAAGAAGCTGTAAACGGTCTTTATGGTGAAGGAAGATATTCTTACACAATCAACGACCAATCAGTATCAGTATCAACTGGTAACCAAACTTATACAACAGCATCATGGGCTGATGTAAATTATGATGCATCTTTATCTGCTTCAATCGCTGCAGGTCAAGTTGCTAAAATCGTAGTTGCAAAATCAAACATCAACTCAGCAGCTGATTTTGATGCAGTACGTTCATTCTACATCTCTGCATCAGGTTTCTCTGCAGCAGATACATTCTACCCATTGCATAGCCAAGTAGTATCTTCAAACGTAGAATTCTTTGCAAAAGTTGCTACAGTAGCTACTAAAACTGCATTGACAGTTAATTATTCTTTGGCACCAACTGATACAACTCGTGGTGATTTCGAAGATGCTAACCCAACTGAACCAGCAACTGATTTAGGTATTCCAGAAGTAGATTTGGAATTACGTTCAGAGGCTATCGTTGCTAAGACTCGTAAGTTAAAGGCTGTGTGGACTCCAGAGTTGGCACAAGACTTAAACGCTTACCACTCAATTGATGCAGAAGCTGAATTAACTTCTATGTTATCTGAATACATCTCATTAGAGATTGATTTAGAAATCTTAGATATGTTAAAAGCTAACGCTTTAACAACTGAGTACTGGTCAGCAACAATCGGTGAAGAATTCAATGGTTCAACTTGGACTGCAGGTTCTTCTTCATTGGCATACCAAAAGAACACATGGTTCCAGACTTTAGGAACTAAGATTAATAAGGTATCTAACAAGATTCACCAATTAACATTAAGAGGTGGTGCAAACTTTATCGTTGTATCTCCAGATGTTGCTACAATCTTAGAATCAATTCCTGGATTCACAGTAAACGCAGACAAAGATGCTACATCTTTCGCAGCAGGTGTTTCTCAAGTAGGTTCATTGGCTTCACGTTATACAGTTTACAAAAACCCTTATATGACTTCTAACGAAATCTTATTAGGATTCAAAGGTTCTAGTTTCTTAGAGACTGGTGCTGTATACGCTCCATATGTACCATTGATTATGACTCCATTAGTGTACGACCCAACTAACTTCACGCCAAGACGTGGTGTTATGACTCGTTACGCTAAGAAGATGGTCCGCCCAGAATTCTACGGCAAGATTTACATCAAAGATTTAGCTTCAGTTTAATCTTAATGTAATCGAACTAACGATTCAATAATAGAAAAGGGAAACTTCGGTTTCCCTTTTTTTATGCATGATGATATTTATACTAAAATAATACGAAATATTATATTATGTACATAGAAGAAATAGCTTGGCAACATTACCAAAATCTACCACATATTGCTAGATTACCATTAAATGAACAAATACGAATGTATAATATGTATTTAATGGAAGTGACAGAAACTAGAATAGCTTATTTACATCATGAGATGGCTAATCCACAAAGTTTAGGTGGTGGGAACGATGTAGTTGTAGAAGAAAGTGATTTACCTTCCGGATGTATTGAATTTGTAAACAACACATCTGATGGAACTAGTTGCACATTTTGGATTGAAACATCTGCCCCAACTAATTACACAATAACATGGGGTGATGGTGAAACATCTACCGGTGAAGTAAATGGTGTAGATAGACTTGAAGTAAATTATAGTTATGCAGATAGTTTTACGGAATATACCGCTAGAATATGTTTCGATGATATAAGTTTAGTAACTTATTTAGAATTCAACGGAGACGATTAAAAATAAAATATTATGTCAGCAACAGTAACTTCATTTACAGGTTTACAAAACCTAACAAATATACAACAATTTAAAGCAGATTACAATAGTTTAACATCTATTGATTTATCAGGAATGTCATCACTTACTCTTGTAGATATAAGTGATAACGATATACCTGATAGTTCTACCAGTAGTTTAACATCTGTTAATTTAAGTGGATGTACAACATTAGAACAACTTTATATTGATGATAGTGATTTTTCAGCAGGACTACCTGATTTATCAGACTGTACATCTTTGAAATATATAGATGCTGACCAATCTAATTTAGTAGGTTCAATTGATTTATCTAATTTAACTACATTAGAAGGTTTTGATTTTAATGGTAATTTAGGATTAACCGAAGTGATTATATCACAAACACAACCATTGGGTGAAAATGGAAATAGTATATCATTGGGTAATTGTGCTTTAACTCAAACCGCAGTAGATAATATACTTGTAGCATTAGCTAGTGGAAGTATTTCAAGTGGAGATATTGATGTTGATAATGATAGTGGTGGAACTAATGCAGCTCCTAGTCAAATAGGAAGAGATTCACTTTTTATTCTTGACTCGAGAGGCTGGGGTATTAGTGTCGCAGATGGAAACCACACTATGTTGACAGTATCATATGATTTACTCGAAGCTAATATATGTGCCGCTAGTAATACTGATTACGTTTACATCACATCCGGTTCAACATTAGAAGTTGGTAACATATTATATCGAAATTCAGATGCATATCTACCCGCAAACGATGGTTGGTGGAGACTTGATGGTGATGGTTCAATTAAATTTGAAGTAAGTGGTAGTGGTGAAATAATATCCGTTGCACCTTGTGTATAAAAAATAAATTAAAATTAATTAAGGGATGCAAATCATCCCTTTTTTTATGTCCATAACTAGTTGATTATCAATAGCCAAAAATAATTGAAAAAAAAGTGATAAAATATTTGGAAAATTGGTAAAAAATGTGTAGTTTAGCTATGTAAGATTAAGAGATAAACAATTAAAACATAAAATATGAAAATTAGAGAATTTTATTTAGAAACCTATCCAACTGATGATTTGGGATTAGAACTTAATGAAACCCCAACCTTTTCTGGTTTATTAAATCAATTGATTGTTGGTGGTGATGTTTATAACTACATCGGTGTTGGTGATAGTATCATTAGAGAACGATTGTTTGAACGATTGGCTGAGGAATTAGAAGTTAGTTATGATTATGTTTATAATTTGTGGTTAAACGCTTAAAATATAAAAGATATGAAAACGCAATTTGAAATTTGGTTAGATGGAGTTAATAAGGAATTTGAAGGTAAAGTGTATAGTTGGACACCCTTAACTGCTAAAAAAGGTTCTAAATTTATGAAAATCCAACATACAAATCACGTTTGGGGATTTGTTTCGATGTATGATGGTGAGTTTCAAGGTATTCCAATCAAAAAAGGTGATTTAATGAAACCAGCAAGTTGGAGAGCTCCCGCTAAACATAGTAGAGGAAATATATTTGATGGAACTGCCAAATATAAATGGACAGGTCCAGAATATTTGTAAAAAAAAGTGGTAAAAAATTTGGAAATATCAAATAAATTACCGATATTAGCTTTGTAATAAGAAATTAAACATTTAAAACATAAAAGACATGAATTATTCAGAATTATCAAAATTATCAGTAGAAGAATTAAGAAACATCAACCAAATGGTTATTGAGTTGATTAAATCAAAACGTACTATTGAATCCTTAGAAAAGAAAATGGGATTGCAAGTAGGTATGAAAGTGACAGTAAATCACCCTAAGTTAATGGGTAGAGAGTTGGAGGTTACTAAAATTAACCGAACAAAAGCGAATCTAAGAGTAATCGGTGGGTTCGCATCATACAATGTTCCGGTTTCGATGATTGTGTATTAGGTTTAGTTGTTTTTCATATATTTTTTAGTTTAGGGAGAGAAATCTCCCTTTTTTTATGCACTATTATACTTATTACTATAAAGGAACAAAAATAAATGGAACAATTAGCATCAATCTTCTTTCATAGTAGAACACAAACACATCAATTTCATACTTTGGTATCAGGACCAGGTTCTCTTGCACTTCATTTAGCATTAGAAGGTTACTATACTGAAATTATTCCTCTTTTAGATGGATTAATCGAAGCATATCAGGGTAAATACGGATTAATAAACTATAAACAAGTAAACGGAAACGATTCAGATGCTTCAAAGGAAAATATAATTGCTTACTTTGATAAATTGATTAAATTTTTAGAGAATGAAAGACAATCAGAAAAGTTAAAAGATAGTTGGATTCAAAATGAATTAGATAATATCGCTAAACTATTATATTCTACAAAATATAAATTAGTAAACTTAGGATAATAAAATATAATCGATAATACGAAAGGGAGTGGAGCAATTCACTCCCTTTTTTGTTATTTTATATTTATATGTGAATAATTGTATTAAGGAGAGTAAAATATGTCTCAATCTAGAGTATGGACGGGTGTAGCAACATTTGTTACGGGTAGTTCAACCCCATTTGGTATTTATGATAGTGATTCGGAATTCGTTTCTGATGCACCAAAAGTTGCAACATGGTGTGCACAACGTTTGGGATATCCAATTGTTGATATTGAACTATTATCGAGTAGTTTCTTTGCTGTTTTTGAAGAAGCAGTAAGTGAGTACTCTGCACAAGTCAATCAATTTAATATAAGACAAAATTTAGGTTCATTACAAGGACAACAACTAAGTAATGATTTCTCTTCTGCATCTGTTTTAGGTAGTGAACTACATAACGTAATTAGTATTGCAGATTCATATGGTACTCTTGCAGGTGTAGGTGGTAATGTTGATGTTAAGAGTGGTTCTATCGATATGACTAAAGGTAGACAAGATTATGATTTACAAGCTCTTTGGGGTGATGTGAGTGAAAGTGGGGAAAGAATTGATATAACAAGAGTATTCCACGAACCAACACCTGCAATCAATAGATTCTTTGACCCTTATTCAGTAAGTGGACAAGGTACATTAAACTTAATCGATGAATTTGGATTTGGTTCATTCTCTCCAGCAGCACAATTTATATTAATGCCAATGTATGAGGATATGTTAAGAATCCAAGCAATTGAATTCAACGACCAAATTCGTAAATCTGCACATACATTCAATATTACTAATAACAAATTACAAATTTTCCCAATTCCAACTGCAAATAGTAAACTTTGGTTTGAATATATTGTAAAAAAGGATTTTAGAGAAGGTGCAACAGTTGTAAGACCAAATGTAGTTAGTGATTACTCAAATGTTGGATATAATTTCAAAAGTTACTCATCTATAAACGATGTAGGTAAACAATGGATTAGAAAATACACCCTTGCACTTGCAAAAGAATTATTAGGTGCAATTAGAGAGAAATATTCTACAATTCCAATTCCTGGTTCTGATGTTTCATTAGATGGTGCAGCATTAAGAGCAGAAGCACAAACTGAAAAAGAAGGATTGATGACTCAATTAAGAGAAAATTTGGAAGAAGTTAGTAAAAAACAAAGAATGGAAAATGAATCTAATATCATAGACCATCAACAAAAAATATTAAATAAAGTTCCATTAGCAATATACATAGGATAATTATATGGCAAAATTTTTCCATAGTAAAGATTTAGATTTTATAAAGACAATCGCTGAAGAAGTGGTGGATTATGTAGTGCAACAAGCAGTTACATTATTCAAAGTTTCAGTAGGGGAATCTAAAACAAATTTATATGGTGAATCAATAGGTAAAGTATACCATGCACCAGCAAATTTGATGTGTATAATACAAAGAGATGAAGTAAATCAAAATTATGATGAATTTGGACCAGATAGTACCAACACAATTGAATTTCGGTTTATGAGACATCGTTTAAGAACTCATGAAATCCCAAAAATAACAGCAGTAAATGGGTCTGAAGTACCTGCAGATGCAATTCAAAATACACTTACTGGTTATCCAGAGATAGGTGATGTTATTTTATTTGATGGATACTACTATGAACTTAACAATATACAAGAAACAGTGTTAGTAGGTGGTTCACCGACAATATATGACCCACAAACAAATACCTTTGAAGATGCTAGAATGCAATTAATCGCAACTGGTTTCTTAGTAAGACGTTCACAAATACAAATTGAGGAGAGAACATACTAATGTCAATAGACCCATTAAAAAGACCGGTAAATAGAGCAGAACAACTTAAAACTGAACCCCAACAACATAAAGGGGTTAAGTTGTATGATGTTGATTTGGCTATTGCTGAACATATGATGGATGTTGTTGTCCCAACCGTCGAAGTATTAAATGAAAAAGTAAAAGTACCTGTATTATACGGAAATCCTGAAAGATGGAAAAGTATAAAGAAGGATGGATTTCTAAGAGATAAAAATGGCCAAATACAATTACCATTAATTGTATTCAAACGAAATTCTATAGCAAGAGATGAGTCTATTGCTAGTTCTATGAATAGACATTTGATTTATCCAACTGTCACACAATATTCTAAGAAACATAAATACGATAAGTTCACTTTAATGAGTGGAACTAAAAGACCGGTAGAACAATACAATATAACAATGCCGGATTATGTAACTGTTACATATGAGGTAAATGTATGGACGGATTATACCGAACATATGAATAAAATATTAGAAGCGTTTCAATATGCAACGGACGAATATTGGGGTGATAAGAATGGATTTAAATTTAGAGTAAGAATTGATTCATTTGATAATCAACAAGAAGTGGGTGATAATTCTCAAAGAGTAGTTAGGAGTACATTCAGTATGACAGTAAATGCATACTTACTACCTGAAAAATTTGATAATCAATCAACTACTAAAAAATCACTTTCACCTAAAAAAGTAGTTTGGGGTGTAGAAACCGATTTAACTGGTAATTCTCATACTAACTATTCATCTAAAAATGAAGTGGTGTATAATGAGTATAGTGATATATTAGATTTTATCACTATTAGGGGTTCATATGAGGGTACTTTTGTAAATAGTAACACAATTACGTTGGATAATGTAAAAATCCCCGAATGCCCGCCAGAATTGAGAAGTACGTTTGATGACACTAATTGGTTTAGAGTTTATATTAACGGAGTATTTATCAGACCTGGAGTATATACCTACACTTACAATGTAAGTACTAAAAGTGTAACATTTACATTTAATACAAACGCTCCAGCATCAGCAACTCAATTAGGTTATATTTTAGAAAATACCGATGAATTTTATGTAACAGGTAAATTTATAGAATTATGATTACTCCATTAGGTGATATAAATCGTTTATTAAAACAAATGCACGAACCGGATGAATTTCGTTTGGCTCCGTATGATTTATCTCATAAACTTTATTGGATGTTTATTCTTAGAAATGCTGTAATTAAAGATTTAGCACCAAATTTACGAAAAAATGTAAAAGAACATGCTCGATTTGATGTATTTGTAAACGGACAATTTATTGGACCACGAGATTATATAATAGAACAATTTGGTGGTCATATTTTAGTAAAATTTAAACGTTCTAATTTTGATTACACATTAGAAGATAATGATACTATAAAATTAGAAGGTGATTTCGAATTAACGGAAACATCTGAAATATTACAAGAACTTAGTATTCCATCGGCACTAAGATATTTGAGTACAGAAAATGATACTGATATTATGCAAGAATCTGGAGATAAATTATTTTTGATATAATGAGACAGAAACCTAATATACCAAAAATGCCTACAAACGATAGGAGTAGATTCAAAACGTTAGTTAATGAGATAATTGATGATAACGCATTGTATCCACATAATGTTGACCAGATAATATTGTTAGATGGGTTGGTTACATTAGTATTATGGGATAAAAGATTTGTATTTGAGGAAATGAAAGTAGATAATCCAAAAGATTATACTGATATTTATTTACAAGGTATTAAACAAAGTAGTAATATTTATGATATTGGCATTAATGGTGATAATATCGTAATTACCTTTGGTCAACAAATAGCTTTGTTCCAAAATCAATTAACAATTAATGACTTTTTAGTAAAAGGTAAAATAGTGAGTATTTAAGATATGGCTACACTTATTCAAAGTAAACAAATAGAAGGCGTTGTAACCGCATCGGTAATCGATGGGGTTTTTGTAGTATCTGGTTCACAAATATTGACTGGTTCATTATTTGTAGATGGTGATATTACCGCTTCCAATATAGTTCAAGCTTCTCAATTTGTTGGAGATGGTAGTCGATTAACAGGTGTTGTTGCTGAGGGAACTGGTATTAACATTATAAGTGGTTCGATTGATGCAGTTGTAACTGAATTAAGAATTACCGGTAGTGGTGCACCTTTATCTATAACAAACTCAAATACTGCTTCAATTGAAATTAAATCACCATATGAAGTTGGTGGTTTGTTTAGAATATACGATAACTACGAAAGTTTAATATCATCATCTGTTAGTTACTTTACTGATGGACAAATTGTATATGTAAAGGATACTAACACTCTTTATCAATCAGAAATAACTTATGCTGATTTTACAAATACATTTACCGATACAATAGAATGGAATACTTACACTTTTGCTATAGGTGATTCTTCGGTAAATGCTGGTAATGGGTTATCCAAATCAGTTTCAGATGGGATTACTACGTTATCCTTAAATACTGGTTCGATACATTTCAGTACTGCAGTGGAATATATAATTTCATCTGGCTCTTACATGATTGATGCCGGCACAATTTAATCAAAGACAAATATTTTTATATTTATACATAATCAACGCTAGATAGTGTTCTTTCATTAGGCATATGTCCTTAAAACTCAAAAAAAAAGTTATACAAATTAACAAAAACTAAAAAAGGAAAAAATAAATGGCACAAATAATCAAACATAGACGTGGTTCGTTAGAATCCGTATCAAGTGCTACTAAAAGAGCCGGTGAATTGTTAGTTGTAACGGGTTCGGCAGGAATTACGGCAACTAATGGTAACTCTATCTTATTCGTAGGTATTGATGGCTCGACAGTAACACCAGCAAACAAAATATTACAAGGTACTTCAGTTCCGAACTTATCCGGAGCTTCATATGATACATCGATAGATGGTATTCCTTATTACGATACCTCTGCAGAGAAAATGTACATCTTAAATAAAGGTGGAAACGTTGAAATTAAAGCAACTGCTAATACAGGTGGGACTGGAATCGTTTCCGGTTCAGGACAAGTAACAGCATTGTTACCAACCGGAACTGTGAGTGGTTCATCTCAAGTAACAATTTCTTCTACAACTGGATATACTGATTTCAGTTCTTCTTTAAATAGTAGATTGGTAACTGCTTCAACTAACATAACTGAATTATATACAACTGCATCTGACCACGAAACAAGAATTGATTCGATTGAATCATCCATCGGTGGTGCAAGTGGTATTGGATTAAGAGTTTCTTCATTAGAAGCTTTTACTGGTTCGCAAGAAACTAAAAATTCTACATTAGCAACTTATACAGCATCGGTAACATCTGATTTATCAGCAATCCGTACCTTTACTGCATCTCAAGAGGCTAAAGATTCTACATTAGCAACTTATACCGGTTCATTAGATACTAAATTATCTACATTAGGAACGTATACTGGTTCATTAGATACTAAATTATCTACATTAGCAACTTATACTGCTTCAGTTGATGGTGATTTAACAGAATTGTTTACATCTGCATCTAACGCTAAAACAACACTTAATGGAATACAAAGTTATACATCATCATTAAGAACTGCATTTACTGCAAGTGGAACTGATGTAATATTCAGTAATGATGTAACTATTCCTGGTAATTTAATAGTAGCAGGTACTCAAACTATTGTAGATTCTACGACTGTCCAAATTGGTGATAATATCATTGAATTAAATGGTTCAGCTGCAGCAAATGGTGGTTTGTATGTAAAAGATGCTACAAATCCTAATACTGAAACAGGTTCGATAATTTGGGATTCTACAAATGATTACTGGAAAGCAGGTGTTAAAGATTCAGAAATTAAAATTTTATTAGCAGGTGGTGATAGTGTAATTAGTGGTTCATCTCAAGTAACATTATCATCTACAACTGGATATTCTGATTTCAGTTCTTCTTTAGCATCTAAAGATACTGAATTATTTGGAACAGCATCTGACCATGAAACTAGAATCGATTCAATTGAGGCTTCAATTGGTGGTGCAAGTGGTATCGGTCAAAGAGTTTCTTCATTGGAAGCATTTAGTGGTTCTCAAGAAAGTAAAGATTCTACATTAGCAACTTATACAGGTTCAGTAACTACACGTTTTAATACTTTAGCTACATATACTGGTTCAGTTGACACCAATCTTACCGCATTAAATTCATTTAGTTCATCAATCAACACAACGATTAAAACTAAATTAGATGCTGAAGGTGTAATTAGTGGTTCATCTCAAGTTAATGCAGATTCAATTACTAATTTTGATACTAATGTAAAAGACAAATTAGATGCTGAAGGTGTAATTAGTGGTTCATCTCAATTAAATAATACAACTATAAGTGGATTAAAAGTAACCGGTGGTGAAATTAGTGGTTCATTTAGTGGTTCATTTAAAGGTGATGGTTCTCAATTAACAGGTATTGCAACTGATTTAAGAATTAGTGGTTCGACTGGTAATGATACATTATCTTTGTTATCAGATACATTATTAGTAACAGGTTCAACTGGTATTAGTACTGCAATCACAAATAATACAATTACAATTAGTGGTACTAATGCAAGTACATCTGCTAAAGGTGTTGCTTCATTCGATGCTGATGATTTTTCAGTAACAACTGGTAATGTATCAATAAAAGATGGTGGTGTTAGAGCTACTAACTTAAATGCAGATGTTGCTGGAACTGGTCTTTCATTGGATGGTACTGATAATTCATTAGAAGTTGATTATGGTTCAACAGCAGGTACTGCAGTAGAAGGTAACACTTCATTGACAGTTCAAGGAACAACAAATGAAATTTCAGTAAGTGGTGGTTCAATTACATTAGGTAATGGTGGTACTATTACTATCGGTTTACCTGATTCAGTAACAATTCTTACTGCATCTATCGATAATGACTTAACAGTTGGTGGTAACGTTGAAATCGTTGGTAATTTGTATGTTCAAGGAACTACAACTACAATTGATTCTACAACTATCCAAATTGGTGATAATATCATTGAATTAAATGGTTCAGCTGCAGCAAATGGTGGATTATTAGTAAAAGATGCTACAAGTCCTAATACTGCATCTGGTTCTTTATTATGGGATTCGACTAACGATTATTGGAAAGGTGGTGCTAAGGATTCTGAAAAAGAATTTGCTAGATTTAACGCTACTCCAACATCTGGTTCAGTACAAGTAGTAGGTGCAAGTGGATTATTAGTTGATTCTGATATTTCAGATGATGGTGTTAAGGTAACAATTGGTTCAGATTTAGTTATCAATGGTTTAACTGCAAATACATTCGTTGTATCAAACGGAAGTAAAAAGTTAATTTCAGTAGCACCTTCAAACGCTGGTGATTTAATACAATGGAATGGTTCATCATTCGTTGCTTCAAACGAAATTGATGGTGGAACTTTCTAAGAGTAAAACATAAAAAAATAAGAATCCCTCACAATAGTGGGGGATTTTTTTTTAACTTTTACTTTTACAATACTTATATAAGTGTAAATGGCATTATGCATAGGGTAAATTTACCAATTATTTATATTTATATAAAATAAAATAGGAAATCATAATAAATGGCTGCAATATTAAAATTAAGAAGAGGGTCTACCACTCCAACTTCATTGGAACAATCTGAACTATTTTACAATAGTACATTGGATACATTACAAGTTGGTAAAAGTAGTGCAAATAACGATAATATTACGTTAGTAAAATTAACTGATGCAAATACAGGTTCATTACATTTAACAGGTGATGTTACTGCATCAAATTTACTCTTATCTGGTAATGCAACTATTTATGGAAATATTACATTTAGTGGTTCGTTAATAACAATCGGAAATGAAAATACTGATAACATCGTAATTTCAGGTGAATTAAGTAGTTCTATAATACCAAATAATGATAATTCATTTGATTTAGGTGCATCTGATAAAAGATATCGTAATGTATACGCTACCAATTTAAATGGTAGTATTACGGATATCAATATATTACAATTTACAGCATCTGAAGAAACCAAAAATTCTACACTTGCAACATACACTGGTTCAGTAAATACTACACTAAGTAATTTAGCTACTAAAAACGATACATTAGGAACTTACACAGGTTCTATTGACACTAAATTTACAACATTAGGAACTTACACAGGTTCAATTGATACTAAATGGAGTACTATTGAAAACGTAACTTCTTCAATATTAGAACATACTGAATCTATAAACAATAAATTTACCACATTGAGTACATATACTCAATCAGTAGATAACTCATTACAATTACTTAACACATTCAGTGCATCAGAGGAAGATAAAAATTCTACACTTGCATCATATACTGCTTCAGTAGATTTGGATATTACTGAATTATATTCTACTGCTTCAAATCATGAAAGTAGAATTGTTTATTTAAGTAGTAGTTTTTCACAATCGGTTGATGATAGATTAGACCAATTAGAAGTAAATAGTGGTAGTGTAAATAACTCAATATCACTTTTAAATACATTTAGTGCATCTGAAGAAACTAAAAATTCTACACTTGCATCATATACTGCTTCAGTAGATTCAGATATTACTGAATTATATACAACTGCATCCGACCACGAAATTAGAATTGATGGTATACAAGATTATACATCATCACTAAAAACTGCATTGGAATTGACAGGTTCTAACGTAACGATTTTAGGTAATTTAAATGTAAAAGGAACACAAACTGTCATAAATTCAACGCTTGTTCAATTAGATGAGAACGTTATCAAACTAAATGGTACTGGTGCGGTAAATGGTGGTTTATTAGTAAAAGACCCAACTTCACCAAATACATTAAGTGGTTCTCTATTATGGGATACTACTAATGATTATTGGAAGGCTGGTCCATTAAATCAAGAATCAAAGATTTTATTGGCAGGTGGTGATAATATTGTATCTAGTTCTGCTCAAGTCGTAGATGCACTTAAATCAACTTTCTTAGAAATAAATGGTGATAATGTAGTATCTGGTTCATCTCAAATAAATTTAACTCAAACTACCAACTATGTTAGTGGTATTAAAGATAGATTAAATATAGAGGGTGTATTTAGTGGTTCATCACAAGTAATTATATCGGAATCTGCTGATTATGTATCATCAATCAAACATAGATTGAACATAGAAAGTGTAATATCATCATCTATACAAGTAGATGTTTTAAATACAACAAATTTTACAGCATACTCAAGTTCAGTAGATGATAAATTAGTTCAACTAGCAAACGATAGTGCATCACAAGATAGTAGATTAGATAATTTAGAATTATTTAGTTCATCTGAAGAAACTAAAAATTCTACTCTTGCTACTTATACTGGTTCAATAGATACAAAATGGAGTACAATAGAAAATGTAACTTCATCTTTAATTAACGCTACTGCATCATACGAAACAAAAGGTAGAGATATCGTTTCTGGTTCATCACAACTTACTTCATCATATGATTTAAGATATGCAAATTCTGCATCATTTAAACAATTAATTGGTGAGTGGGATTTCGGTACACAAGGTTCACTTAGAGATGCAGCATTTTATAGTGTAACATCTTCTGCACAATTAGATACCGGTTCTATTACATCTGCTTCATTGAACGATACGTTTATATTCACAGCTGGTGCAACCAAAGAATATGTAAACTGGAGAACCGAAGCAATATTAGATGCTATTGGTGCTGCAGATATTACTGCAGTTGAAGCAGGTAATGGTTTGAGTGGTGGAGGTGTAACGGGTGATGTAACGTTATCGTTAAATACTGGTTCTACACATTTTACTGATGGTGTAAAAACTAAATTAAACTTAGATGGTGTAATTAGTGGGTCATCACAAATTGTTAGTATATTAGGGCCACTTAATTCATTTAGTGAATCTCAAGAATTAAAAGATTCTACATTAGGAACGTATACTGGTTCTATTGACACTAAATTTACAACATTAGGAACTTACACAGGTTCAGTTGATACCAAATTTTCTACATTAGGAACTTATACTGGTTCAGTTGATACCAAATTTTCTACATTAGGAACTTATACTGGTTCGGTAAATACACAATTAATCGAATTATATACAACTGCATCTAATCATGAAACTAGAGTTGATAGTTTAGAAAGTTGGAGTGCATCATTAGATACCTTATTTGTTACTGAAGTTGAATTAACAAATTTATCAGCATCCATAGATAGTAGATTGGATAATGTAGAAATATTTAGTTCATCAATTAGTACAACAATTAAAACTAAATTAGATGCTGAAGGTGTAATTAGTGGTTCATCGCAATTAACAAGTTCTTACGATACTAGATATGTAACATTAGATGGTGACCAAACTATAAATGGAACTAAAACATTCAATGATATTGTTGTAAACGGAACAGGTTCATTTGCTTATATAACTTCAGTTGCCGGTGATGCAAAAATCATTGGTGATGCATTTATTTATTTAAATAACGATACTCCAACTCAAAGATATGCCGGAATAGTAGTTTTAGATTCAGGTTCTGCAAATACTACAGCATCATTCTACTTTGATGGTGAAACAAATGATTGGGGATACGAATATTCCTCATCTACTGGTGTTGATTATGCAGTAACAATATTTGGTCCTGAATATACAACAAAAGGTTCACCTACTTACTTAACAACTAATAAAATTCCTAAAGCAGTTGATAATCATCATTTAAATGATTCTAATATTACTGATACTGGTACGTTAATTACATTAGGTTCTAATTCAGTTGTAACAGGTACACTTCTTGCTACTGGCACGACATTAATATCAGGTTCATCTCAAGTAACACTATCATCTACAACAGGTGGTGGTACAACTGCTAATGTTCGTTTCGGTTCATTGGGAATTGGTATGGATGCATCAGGTACAACTGGTAGAATTGATGCAACAAACGATATCGTAGCATATTCTTCATCGGATAGAAGATTTAAAGAAAATATCACACCAATTGAAAATGCATTAGATAAAATTAATCAAATTGGTGGATATGAGTTCGATTGGAAGGAAGAAAATAAAATTGAGCACGGATACGAAGGACATGATTTAGGAGTTATTGCACAAGAGATTGAAGCAATCGCACCTGAATTAGTTCAAACTCGTGAAAATGGCTATAAAGCAGTTAAATATGATAAGTTAGTATCAGTATTGATACAGGCTGTAAAAGAACTTTCTGCAAAAGTAACTGAATTGGAAAACAAATAGATATTTATAGTAAATAAAACTAAACTTATGGCACAAATCATCAAATTTAAACGTTCCACCACCAGTGGGGCAGTTCCCGGTACTGGTTCGTTAGAGTATGGTGAGATTGCTATGAACGTTACTGATGGTAAAGTTTTCTTTAAAAAAGGAAATGATACTATACAGGAATTAGTTGCAACTAATACTGATAAACCTATCACAGGTTCAATAAATTTAACTGGTGCAGTTACTGCATCTTATTTTGTTGGAGATGGTAGTAGATTAGAAAATATTACAGTAGCACAAGCAGCAACAATTCAACGTTCATTTACAAACTCATCTACATGGGTTGTAAACCACAATTTAGATACCCCAAATGCAATTGCACAAGTATATGATACCGATGGTTATCAAATCATTCCAGCATCATTAAGACATACCAATAATAACACCATTACTATAACTTTATCATCTGCTCAAAGTGGATATGTAGTTGTGGCAAAGGGTGGTCATATTGTAAGTGGGTCAGTTGATGCAAATAACGTTAGTGGATTAAGTGATTCAATAACAAATCAAGTAAATGTGTTAGGATTATTTAGTGGTTCTGCACAAATTAGTTTGAGTGGTGATGTGACCGGAACTGCAGCAGCAACAACAATAACACAAATAGACGGTGGTTCTATTTAAAAAATATATATTTATTATAAGTTAAATAATTAAGGAAAAAGAGATGATAATACATAGTCCAATAGTTTCAGGTTCACTAACATTCGCTAATGGTGCGACGTTCACCTTACCAACCGGTGGTGTGTATAGTGGTTCATTTAGTGGTTCATATCAAGGTGCAAACTTTGCAGGTGGTACATTTACCGGTAATGGTAGTGCATTAACGTTTGGAGGGACTGGAATCGTTTCTGGTTCATCACAACTTACTACTGAATTCGATGCTAGATACCTAAACACAAGTGGTGATGGGATAGTTTCATCATCAGCACAAGTAACTGAATTGTTACCAACTGGCACTGTGAGTGGTTCATCTCAAATCGTTAGTATACTAATTCCGTTAAATACATTTAGTGCATCCGAAGAAACTAAAAATTCTACTCTTGCTACATACACAGGTTCAGTAGATACTAAAAACTCAACATTAGGAACTTATACTGCATCGTTAGAAACTAAAAACTCTACTCTTGCAACTTATACCGGTTCGGTAGATACTAAATTTTCTACTCTTGCAACTTATACCGGCTCAATAGATACTACTATTAAAACTAAATTAGATGCTGATTTAGTAGTGAGTGGTTCTGCATCTGCAGTTAAAACTTTCTTATCATTAGGAAATGTAACTAATGAAAGTAAAGCAACGATGTTTACATCACCTACTTTCACTGGAACTCCTGTTGCACCAACCGCAGCCTCAAATACAAATTCAACTCAAATTGCTACTACAGCATACGTTCAACAAGAATTGACTGATTTAATTGGTGGTGCTAATGAAGCATTTGATACTTTATTGGAAATATCTGCTTCACTTGCATCAGGTGATTCAACATTAAATACATTAGTTTCTGGTAAATTAACAAAATCATCTAACTTATCAGATTTAACCGATGCATCGGCAGCTAGAACAAATTTAGGTCTTGTTATCGGTACTAATGTTCAAGCATATAATTCTACTTTAGCAGCAGTTGCAGGTGGAACATATAGTGGTGATGATTCTATTACTACAATAGGAACGGTCACTGCTGGTAATGTAACTGCTATTTTACCAACAGGTACTATAAGTGGTTCATCTCAAGTAACTCTATCATCTACAACAGGCGGTGGTACTTCTGCAAATGTTCAATTTAACTCTTTGGGTATAGGAATGGCAGCATCAACTACCACTGGTAGAATTGATGCAACAAACGATATCGTGGCGTATTCATCTTCAGATATTCGTTTCAAGGAAAATATCAAACCAATTGAAAATGCTTTAGAAAAGATTTCTAAGATTAGTGGTAACACCTATGATTGGAAAGAAGAAAATAAAATTGAGCACGGATATGAAGGAAACGATGTGGGTGTTATCGCTCAAGAGATAGAAGAAGTTCTTCCACAATTAGTTCAAACTCGTGAGAGTGGGTTTAAAGCCGTTAAGTATGATAAATTAGTTGCTTTATTGATTGAGGGTATTAAAGAACAACAATCTCAAATCGAAGAATTAAAAAACAAAATTGAAAAATTAGAAAACGGAAAATAATTCCAACACTCCTTATATAAGGAGTTTCTAATTTAAGTAATTATATAATGAAATTGGTAAGTCATACATATGGCACAAGTATTAAAGTTAAAAAGAACTGCAGTTCAGGGTAAAGTACCTACAACCAGCTCCTTAGAATTAGGAGAATTGGCTATAAATACTTATGATGGTAAAATATATTTTGAAAAGGATAATGGTACACCATCTATTCAAACAATATTAGTTACCGACACAACTGCAACTGGTTCGATTAATTTAATCGGTGCCGTAACTGCTTCATATTTCAGAGGTGATGGTTCTCAAATAACCAATCTACCTGCATCTGATATATCTCAAGTTGCAACTATAAATTACGCTTTTTTCAATTCATCAAATATATCGGTTAGTCATAATTTTAATTCACGAAATGTAATAATTTCGGTATATGATTTAAATTATGCACAAATCATACCTGCTTCTGTAACTCTTACTGATTTAAACACTGCAACAATAACCTTATCATCTGCTCAAAGTGGATATGCAGTTGTAGCAAAAGGTGGACATATTGTAAGTGGTTCGGCAGATGATTCGAATAGATTAAATGGACAATCTGGGTCATATTATTTAGATTTTACAAACCACACAAATGTTCCAAACGGATTAATTAGTGGTTCATCTCAAGTAATTTCAATTTTAGGTTCTTTAAATGATTATACATCATCTCAAGATAGTAAAAATTCCACATTAGGAACTTATACAGGCTCAGTTGATATTACATTAACAACATTAGATACTAAAAATTCTACACTCGCAACATACACAGGTTCAATTGATGCTAAAAATTCAACATTAGCAACCTACACAGGTTCAATTGATGCAAAATGGAGTACCTTAGAAAATGTAACAGCATCTTTAATTAATGCTACATCTTCATATGAAACAAAAGGTAGAGGAATTGTTTCGGGTTCTTCACAAATAATTGGTATATTAGATTCAGTAAACACATATTCCGCATCATTAAAAACAGCATTAGAATTAACAGGTTCAAATGTTGTAGTTTTGGGGAATCTAAGTGTTAGAGGTACAACAACTACAATCGATTCAACAACTATTAAATTAGGTGATAATATCATTGAATTGAATGGAACGGGTGCTACGAATGGTGGATTATTAGTAAAGGATGAAACTGGTTCAAATACAATAACTGGTTCTTTACTATGGGATTCGACTAACGATTATTGGAAGGCTGGACAACTAAATAATGAATCTAAACTTTTATTAGCAGGTGGTGATAATATCGTTAGTGGTTCAACTCAAATAGATTTAACACAAACTAATGGATATACATCATTTAGTTCATCATTAGATGGTAGAATTATATCATTAGCTAATTATACATCATCACAAGATAGTAAAAATTCCACATTAGGAACTTATACCGGTTCAATTGATACTAAAAATACTACATTAGGTACATATACTGGTTCAGTTGATACAAAATGGAGTACATTAGAAAATGTAACTTCATCTTTAATTAATGCAACAGCATCATACGAAACCAAAGGAAATGGTATCATATCATCTTCTGCACAAATTGTTTCATCATTAAATAATCAATCGGTTGATTTTGGAACTGGTTCGATAACAGCATCTTATTTTGTTGGAGATGGTAGTGGTATTACAAATGTTGTAACTGAAATTGCAGAAGTTGCAACTGTTACTTCATCATTTGATAATCAATCAACGATAGTAGTAACCCACAATTTTAATACTAAGAATGTAATAGTTTCAGTTTATGGAACTAATGATTCTCAAATCATACCATCATCAGTAACACTTACTAATAACAATACGGCAACAATCGGATTATCATCTGCTGATAGTGGATATATAGTAGTTGCAAAGGGTGGTCATATTGTAAGTGGTTCTACTGAATGGAATAGTGTTGTAAACAAACCCAATGGATTAGTTAGTGGGTCTACACAAATAACGAATTTAACAACCTATAAAGAAACAGTATCTGGTAATTCTACTTATTTAATCACACATAGTTTAGATGAAGAATACCCATTAGTTCAGGCTTGGAATACATCAAATAAAAGACAAGAACTACCTTCTATTATAGAATCAACTTCAGCAAACGTATTATCTGTAACATTTAGTTCTACGTTTAGTGGTTTAATTATAATTAAAAAATAAAAGTTATGTATGATGTATATTATACAACTGGTGGTGGACCTTGGGTCAATGCCGGTTCTGATATATGGGTAAATCTTTGGATGGAGTTAGTTACTCCTAAATTAGATGTTAAACCTATTCTTTTAATTCATCGTAATAAACCAACCGGACATGAAGATTACCAATTTCCAATAGAAACGTATTGGCATGGGGATGATATTCAAAAATTTGAAGATTTATGTAATGGTGCACGTAGAATTAACATTTTACATGGACATTATACTCCAATGAAACCCATAGTTGATAATAAAGATAAAATACATTCAAATATACTACATAATTCAGTAGACCATATTTTAAAATCACAAATATTAAGTGATGTACCGATTGGGTGGCATCCATATTTAAGTTCTGATTGGGAATCCGATGTAATTAATTGGTCTAAAACCAATATTTGGGTTGGATTATATAAGATATTACATGAAAATACAAATATACCTAATTTTTACGAATTTAAATTAGATTTACCACTTTCAACTTCAAATAGAATAGGATTTGCTGCTAGAAGTGAGGGAAGAAAAAACCCACATTATTTAGATGGATTACCATCATATGTTTTTACAAATTCGGTAGAATTTAATTTACTTTGGAAAAATGGTGTAAAGATAGATTTATCAAAATCTAAGATATATCATTATAATTCAGAATTTAAAGATAAATTTTATAATATGGATTGGGGAATCTCACATTCTGCGTTTACATCCGAACCATTTGGGTATTCCATATTTGAAGCAGTAGATAGAGGTAAACTACCCATAATACACTCAAATTGGTGTAAAGATTTTGAGTATCCATATCGTGCATCATCTAAAAAGGAATTTAGTGATATTTATAGTGAGATTACTTTACAATCACACGAAACGAAATTATTTTGGTTTAACAAAATAAAAACGTTTATGAAACGAAATTTTACTGATAAAGATTATTGGATAGAATCTTTATTGGATATTTATAACATATAGGAGAAATATGCCAACATTAACATCAGGTAATACATTAAGTTTAAACTCATTAGGTTCAGCAACCGGAGTAGCAGCAGGTGCACGAGCATTATCTGCAGCAAAGGGAAATACAACAGGTCCAATCGCAATGTCATCATTCGCAATTGATTCAGTTGATTCAGTTAGTGGTTTTACTTATGCAGTAGAAGGAACTACTGAAACTTACACAATAGGTTTTAGTGGTGCTGGTTCAAATTTTAATAGAATAAGTGGTAGAGCAGCAAACTTTACATGGAGTGTACCTGCAGGTTCTTTTATTACATTGGGAACAAATAGTGGTGCAAGTGCTACATTTAGTGTATCTAATATGAACCCACAAGCTCCTAGTTCTCAAGCAGTATTACAATCTATCCAAACTAATACTATTAGATGTGTATTCAATGATGGATTTAATGACCACATCGGTTCTGGTAACGGATATGGTGCAAATAGAGACAAAACAGTATATTCGGTAGATTCATATGATGGTAATTCGGTTGCACTTTGTTTAACATCGGATTCTCCAATTTTAATGGCAGATGGAAGTATAAAAGAAATCGGTGAAATTGAAGAAGGTGATGTATTAAAAGGATACTCAATTGGTGGTTTAGATGAAAATTCAGATGGAACATTCTATGACTGGTCAACATCTACACTAAGTACAACTCCTAAAGATGTGACTGTTGTAAATGTAGTATATTCTTTCACAGGAAAATATTATAGTATTAACAACGGACAAATTACTGCAACATCAGAACACCCAATGTTAGTTAAAGAATTATCAAGTGGTGATTATAAATTTAAACAAATATTCTTATTAGAAGTTGGTGATAAATTAATTAAATCAACTGAAACTGGAGTAGAAGAAATTGAAATAACATCTATTACATTAGAGAATGAAACAACTGAAATCGTTTCAATTGATGTTGAAGAAAACGATACTTACTTAGTTAATGGATATATCACTCATAATAAAGGTGGTAACTCACATTCTGATTTAGGTGCACCGAATGCTCCAACGGGATTAGCATATTCATCTCCACGTATCGATTGGACTGCAGTGACAGGAACTGGTACGACAGGTGTTACTGCGTATGATGTTCAAATAGATAATAACTCTGATTTCAGTTCTCCTGAAATTAATTATAGTGAGTGGAGTACTACTGGATTAGAAGTTAATACACTTTTAACTTCGGGAACATGGTATTGTAGAGTAAGAGCAATTGACCATGGATTGAAAAGTAACTGGTCTACAACTTTAACATTTAGTAGATAATAATTTTACGTTTCGGAACTTTTCGTATATTTATATATATAATTAATTACAAACAATATAATATATCAAAATGGCAGAAGAAATTAAGTTTACGGAAGATGAGGTTAAACAAATCAATCAATTAAGATTCGATGTGGGTGCAGTTTTTACCCAATTAGGTCAAATTCAAATTGAAAAAAGAAAGAGACTTGAGGAATTAGAACAAAATGAAGAAAGTATATTATCTAAATATACTGAATTGGTTGCAAAAGAAGATACTCTATTCAAAGAGTTAAACGAGAAGTACGGAGATGGTGATTATGACCCTACAACAGGAATATTCACCCCGCTAGAAAAATAATAACATCGTTACACATATCAAAAAATAATATTTTAGAAAAAGTAATTTATACTTATATGTGTATCATTACACAAACTTTAATTAGGAGTAAATAAAATGGCAGAAAAGATTGTATCACCTGGTGTATTCACAAGAGAAAATGACCTTTCATTCTTAGCACAGGGAATTGGAGAAATAGGAGCAGCAATAGTAGGACCTTTTGCTAAAGGACCGGCGTTCTTACCAACTGTGGTTAATACACAATCAGAATTTGAGGAAATATTCGGTACACCTGATGGAACATACTATACAGGGTACGCAGTTCAAAATTATTTAAGAGAAGCAGGGACAGTAACTATTGTTCGTGTAGGCCACGTTGGTGGATATTCTCACGTTGACCCAATTGCTATTGCAGTTAGTGGTTCAACTGCACAAGGTGGAATAAAAATTATAGGTTCGTTACACGTAACGAATGAAAATAATGAAGATGTAGGTTTAACCGGTTCGGTAATCACATCAAGTCCATCAGCATCAGCATTCCAAATTAGTGGTTCAACACTTGGATATAATCAATCTGCATCAATTGACCCTGCAGCAGGTAATGATTTATCTGATGTATTTGGAGAATCTCCATTTGGAAGTAAAAATGCATATACATACACTTATTTTGAAAAAACTGCTACAACTGCAGTTGCTAATGATTTAGTATCTGGTTCAAGTGTAGTATTAGTACAATTACCAACTCAAGAATTTACAGAAGATATCACATTCGCATCTACTCCGTGGATTAAATCTCAATTGATTAGTGGTGAAAGACATGAATTATTCCGTTTCCATACATTAGGAGATGGTAACCCATACAACACACAATATAAAATTGGTATTTCAAACGTAAGAGCAGCAGGTGATTCTGCAGCAACTGATTACTCTACATTTACTGTAACAGTTCGTGGTTTTGCAGATACTGATAAGAAAAAAGTTGTATTAGAAACATATAACAATGTAACATTAGACCCTGCATCATCTAACTACATCGCAAGAGTAATTGGTGACAGAAATGTAACAATTGATGAAAATGGTAAACAAAATGAAACGGGTGATTATGCAAATCGTTCTAAGTTCATTAGAGTAGAAGTTAGAGAAGATGGTACGTTCCCAATTATAGCTGGTCCGTTTGCACATGGTGCATATACTAACCCAATTTTTGTTGATGGTAACGAATCTATCGTTCCTGCAGTAACTTACTCAACTGGTTCTGCAGTAAATACATCATCATCTACAACTAGATTCTCTGGTATTGATTTAGAATCTGCTGGAACTAGAATAAACAATTTACAATATTTGAAACCACTTCCTTTAAATGCAGAAACTGGTGCTAACGTTGATTTTGGTTTAGATACACTTTTAGATTTAGAATTAACTACTCCAATAACTGCTAACGATGTTTCTAAAAGACAATTCATCGTTGCTTTTCAAGGTGGATTTGATGGTGTAACTCCAACAAGAACAATTGATAAAGGTAGTGATATAAGTGAAGGAAACTCACAAGGATTCGATTTATCTACTTCAGTAGCAAGTGGTTCAGTTGCTTACAAAAAAGCAATCGATTCGGTATCTAATCCTGATGATTTTGATATCAACTTAATCGCAGCACCTGGTGTTGTAAGAGAAAATCATCCATATGTATTCGATTACATTTCTGAAATGTGTGAGAATAGAGAAGATGTATTCTTCATTGGTGATGTAGTAGGACAAAATTCTACCATTGGAACTGCAGTAGACCAGGCAGGAGCAGTAGATTCTAACTATGTTGGAACATACTACCCGTGGGTTAAGACAATCGATAGAAACACAAATAAATTAACTGCAGTACCACCATCAGTATTGATGCCAGGTATATACGCAGCGAACGATGCAGTTGCAGCAGAATGGTTTGCACCAGCAGGTTTGAATAGAGGTGGTATCGTTGGAGCAGTTTCAGTATTGAATAGATTAACACATTCCGAAAGAGATGAATTATATGAAGGTAAAGTAAACCCAATCGCTTCTTTCCCTGGTGAGGGTATCGTGGCATTTGGACAGAAAACTTTACAAGAAAAATCATCTGCATTAGATAGAATTAACGTAAGAAGATTACTTATCAAAGTTAAGAAGTATATCGCTTCTACTTCAAGATACTTAGTGTTCGAACAAAATACAGCAACAACACGTTCAAGATTCTTAAATACAGTAAATCCATATTTAGAGGGTATCCAACAAAGACAAGGTTTATTTGCATTTAGAGTAGTGATGGATGAATCAAACAACACTCCTGATGTAATCGATAGAAACATCTTAGCAGGTCAAATTTTCTTACAACCTACTAAAACTGCTGAATTTATCGTATTAGATTTCAACATCTTACCAACAGGAGCATCATTCTCAGCGTAAACAATTAAAAAAAAGAGAAACATTATATTTATTAGTATAATAGGAGAAAAATAAAAATGGCAGAAGTATTAGAATTTAACGACATGTTTTATACCAATTTCGAACCAAAAATGAAGAATCGCTTCATTATGGAAGTCGGTGGTATCCCTGCATATCTTATCAAAACAGCAAATAGACCTTCAATTCAATTTGAAAAGGTAACCTTAGACCATATAAATGTTAAAAGACAATTAAAAGGTAAAGGTGAGTGGCAAGATATCGAAATCACTCTTTATGACCCAATTGTACCATCAGGTGCACAAGCGGTAATGGAGTGGGTACGTTTATCACACGAATCATTAACAGGTCGTGATGGATATGCTGATTTCTATAAAAAAGATATCGATTTGTATATGTTAGGACCAGTTGGTGATAAAATTGAACAATGGAAAATCAAAGGTGCATTTATTACCAATGCAACGTTCAACGATTTAGATTGGGCTTCAAATGACCCATCTGATATCACATTAACAATAGCATATGATTACGCTATATTAGAATTCTAATACAAAGTTAAAAATAAAAATAAGAAAGGAGATAGTAATATCTCCTTTTTTTATAACTTTTTTTAATTTATATATTTATATACAAATAACAAAATAAAGGTTAATTATGTCACAATATGATTTCGCAACCGAAATAGTTGCTCTACCATCGGAAGGTAAGTGTTATCCAGAGAGTAATCCACTTTCATCTGGACAAATCGAATTAAAGTATATGACTGCAAGAGAAGAAGAAATTCTTTCAACACAAAGTTTAATTAAAAAGGGTGTTGTATTGGATAAATTGTTCGAAGCAATTATAGTAGATAAAAAAATAAATCCAGATGATATTCTTTTAGGTGATAAAAATGCTATTATGTTAGCAACTCGTATTTTAGGTTATGGGCCTGAATATAAAGTAGAAGTTGTTTTAGATAATGGTGATAAAGAAGAAGTTGTAGTTGATTTAGGTAAAGTTCAAACAAAAGAAATTGATTTTACTAAATTATCAAAAGAAAATCGTTACACTTTTAAAACATCAACTGGTAATGAAATAGTATTTAAATTACTAACTCATGGTGATGAGAAAAAAATTGATATGGATGTTAAAGCAATGCAACGTCTAAGTAAAGATGGTGGCAGTGAATTAACAACTAGATATCGTTACATGATTCTATCAATTGATGGTAAGGAAGATACTAAAAGTATTACCGATTTTATTAATAACCGATTCCTTGCAAGAGATACTAAAGCTTTTAGAGAACATTTGAAAGAATTACAACCTGACATCAAAATGGAATTTGATTTCACCAACCCAGAGACGGGAGAAACGGAGGTACGCCCAATTCCTATGGGTGTAGGGTTTTTTTGGCCTACCGAATAACTATGGGGTTTACCTACATAAACAAATTTTTGAATTATGTTATTATGGAAATGGGTTTACACAAATGGATGTATATCGTTTACCAGTTCATCTTAGAAATTTCTACTACAAACAGTTGGTTGATGCTAAGAAAAAAGAACAAGATGATATGAAAAAAACATCAAAACCCACAAATAATAGTAACGGACCTAATATAAGAGTGAGGAAATAATTCCTCACTTTTTTTATGCTCTATATTTATAGTAGTATAATTGGAGACGATATGAAAATTACAAACGAAGATAGAAAATTATTTAAGGAAACCTATACAAAATACAAACTAAAAGAAGGTATTTTAAGTAGAATATTCTTGCGTGTATTAAAAAGTAATATAAAAAATGATAAAGGTATCCAATCTGCAATTAAAGATGCGGATGCATCATTACAAAACGCACAAAAAAAGATTGAAGATAGATTTAACGGAGATAAAGAGCAAGTAAAACAAGCAATACCAGATAATGTAAGAAAATATTTGGGATTTGATTATTAATTATGGCTAATAGACAAACACAAGAAGAAAGAGAATATCAAGATAGTTTGAAGATTACTCAAAGTATGTTGGGTGATATTTCTCGTGCAATGGCCGACACTGCAAATTCTGCCGATGGTAGAAATAGAGCATTAGAACAACAAATAGATATAACTAGAGATATAATACATAATTTAAGTGATGTTAAAGATTATGAAAAAACAATAAATCAAATATTAACTCAACAAACTCAAATCAATAATACAAATTATGGTATTAATGAACGATTAAGACAAGTTCAATTAGCACAATTAGATGCTGCGTTAGGAATATTGAGAGCAGGAGAAGATACTGAAAACGTATTTAGAAGAGTAAATAGTATAACAGGTGAAACAACCGATAAATTTAGTTCTGGCATTGATGATATAATGTCTAAATTAGAAGATATTCCGATTGTAGGTAAAACTTTAAAAAACTTTTTCCAACCATTTGCAGATTCTGCTAAATCTGTTATCAGTAAAACCGCAGATAAATTTACAAACGGATTTACAACTGCTTTTGCAAGTGCTCGAGCAGGTGGTGTATCATTCACAAGTTCATTAGGCCAAGGTATTAGTGGTGGTGTTAAGGGTATGAGTAGTATGATAGGTGTTGTCGGTAAATTATTGGCAGCAATAAATCCAGTCGTATTAGCGGTAATAGCAATTGGATTAGCAGCATATGCAGGATATAAACGATTCGTAGAATTAGATGCTGCAGCAAAAGGTTTTAGAGAAGAAACGGGATTATTAAATTCACAAACACGTGGATTACAAAGTAACATAAAGTCAGTATCGAATGAATTTGCAGGATTGGGAGTTTCAGCAGAAGATGTTGGAAAATCAGCCGCAGCATTCACAAATGAATTCGCTGGATTAGAACAACCATCTAAGGCAGTTTTAGGTTCGATGGTTTCTCTTAACAAAAATTTTGGTATAGGAGTCGAAGAAGGTGCACAATTAAATAAAGTATTTCAAAATATTGGTGGATTATCTGCCGCACAATCTCAAGCATTAATTGGTCAAACTGCTGAAATGGCTAGAATGGCCGGAGTTGCACCACAAAAAGTGATAAGAGATATGGCAGAGAATTCTGAAACTGCGTATCGTTATTTCAATGGTTCACCGAAAGAACTTGCAAAGGCAGCAGTTCAAGCAGCAAAATTAGGAACATCAATTGCTCAAGCAGGAAAAGTTGCAGATGGGTTGTTAGATTTTGAAAGTAGTATTACTGCAGAATTAGAGGCAAGTGCTTTATTAGGTACTAATATTAATTTAGGTCAAGCACGTTACCTAGCAGCAAATGGAAAAATATTAGAATCACAACAGGCAGTTTTAGATGAAGTTGCAGGTATCGGTGATTTAACAAAATTAAACACATATGAACAAGAAGCTCTTGCAAAGGCTACTAATATGGAGTTTGGCGATTTAGTAAATCAACAAAGAATTAGAGAAAGATTTGGTAAACTAAATGAAGAACAATTAGCAGCAGCAAATGCTTTGGTTGATAGTGGTAGAGATATATCAGAATTAACTGATAAAGATTTAGCAGCTCAAACACAACGTTTGGCTTCACAAAAAGAAATGCAAAGTTATATGGATGATATGCAAAACACATCCGGTGCGTTATCTACTGCATTTATGGATATGTTTGAACCTGTAACATCGTTTGTTATGCCGGTTTTGGGTGATTTATTTAAAATTTTATCTAAGGTATTGTTACCTATATTTAGAATTATTGGTATTGTATTTAAAGCAGTATTTAAACCATTAAAAGCAATTTATGATTTAGTATCTGCAATTGTAATGCCATTTATAGAAATTACATCTGCTATAATAGATGCATTAATAACACCATTTGAAACTGCACTTGATGCATTAGACCCATTATTTACAAAAATTTCACAATTAAAAGATGTAACAATGCGTGCCGCTGGTCCTATTATGAATGTATTCAAAGCAATAGCTAGTGTAGTTGGTGGTGTTTTGGGTGGTGCAATTGGATTGGTTGTAGATACATTAGTTACTGGAATTGATATAATATTCAAAGGAATTTCAGCAATAGGTTCATTTATAAATGATTACTTAGTACAACCGATTATGTCGGTTGTAAATACAATTGGTGGTGCATTTAGTTCTATTGGTAATTTTGTAGGAATTTCTGGAGAATCTACAAATAATACCGGTAGTACAACTACACCTTCTATAAATGATGGAGTAGTTCAAGATGGTAAGGTAGTTTCGACTAATCCATTAGATACCATAATTGCAATGAAGAAACCAGAAGAACTTGCAAATACTGGTATTACTAATCAAACATCTTCTAATATTTCTAACACCACCATTCAACCAACACCTACGATTGATATTTCGGCGTTGGTAAATAAAATGGATGAGATGATACAAGCAGTATCTGCAAATAGAGATGTGTATATGGATAGAGAAAAAGTTTCATCTGCTGTAGTAACATCATCAGAAAAAAGTTCACAAAATAGATTTGGATTAATGGGAGCGTAAATATGCCAACAATATTAGAATTATTTAGAGGTTCAAGTAAAGATATATCTCCAAAGATAACAGACCAAACTCCCATACAAGAGAGATTTAGTGGTTCTACTCAAGAAAGTGCGATACAACCAACTAGAGATACTGTCTTAAAAGGGCCGCGTGATGTTATCCGATTTATTGCCGGTAGATTAACTACTGGTATTCGTTTTACAAGTAAAGTAGAATTAAACAATCCTCTAATATATGGTAATCAAGCAATCCGTATAGCAACACGTAGTACACCAGATGTTGAAAAGATGAAACAAGCTACGAATGGTGATGCTGCAACAGGTGGTTTAATTGGTAAAGCTTTAGGATTTGTTACTGATGGGTTTATTGGTAAAATAGCATTCGGTGGTAGAGTATCATCTTTGAGTGAAGCTAGAAATGCTGTAAATTCACGTTTAGGAATTCCTCAAAATTTAATTCCAACTGCAGTAATAAACGCAGGTGAGTTACAAACATCGGACGAGCCAAACACAATGATTACTCTTGCCAAAATCAAAAAAGATGGTGCCGGAACGGAATTAGGTAAATTTCTAAAAAATACTGGTGGAGGTAATCCTAAAACATTAGGTAGACAAATTTTAGGACAGGGTATAACATTAGGAAAGGCTCAAATCAGAAAAGACCTTTTTGGCTCACCGGCTACAACTGGTATTAATAATCCAACTCCGTATCTTTCTTCTTATGGTATTTTTGAATACACATCAAAATCACCATATTCATCTCAAATAAATAATCAAAAATTTGGTGATAAAAAATTACCTACTGCAACAGATACCGAAGCTACTAATATTACTAAAAAAGTAACACAACTTCGTGAAGATGCAAAAAAGAAATTAGGTGAAACCAAAGCAAATTCAACTGCTTTATTAAAGCAAAAATTAACTGGTAAAGAATCCAAACCCGAAATAGATAAGGCAGTTGAATCGGAAACAAAAGAAACATCTGCTACTCAAGAAAAATATACTGAACAATTATCAAATTATAAAACTGAAACTATAAAAGATTTGGCAATACGTGATAAATATGCAATAGATTTATCATTAGTATCACCAATAAAAGGAATTCGTAGAAAGCAAGGTAATAATCCAGGTAGATTTGGTAAAACTGAATACGCATTCGAAGACCCAAAAAATAGAACTGGATTCATCATGCCAAATGACCCTACTAGAAACTATACTAAAGTAGTAGCTTCAGGTACTCAATCTAAAAGAACAATATTAAATGGTAAAGGTTTAAGTAATAAAGAAGATTCATTAAATAAACTTTTAAAGGGTAAACAATCAACCGATAGTGATTTCGGTGATTTTATACCACTAAGAATGTCATCTGCAATAGATACGGATTCATTTGTGTATTTTAGAGCTATCATAACCGGATTAACTGAAACTAGTTCACCATCGTGGGAAAGTTCAAAATTTGTAGGTAATCCATATAATTTTTACACTTATAGTGGGGTAGAACGAAGTATTAGTTTTACATTAAGAACTTATTGTATGAGTTCAACTGAACTTGCCTTAATGTGGGAACGTTTAGAATGGTTGACTAGTCAAACTTATCCATTAATTAAAAATAAAATGGTTCAAGCTCCATTTATGAAAATGACTATTGGTAGTATTTATAAAAATAAAATTGGATTTATAAATTCTTTATCATACACCATTAATGATGATGTGACGTGGGAAACTGAAATAAAGGATAACTGGTTACCAAAAGTAGTTGATGTTCAAATAGAATTTAAATTAGTAGAAAGTGCTGGTGCTGAAAAAGGTAATCTTTATAACTATGCACTAACATCGGAAGCAAGAGCTCGTATTGATAATTCACGTAAAGAAGGTGAGGTGATAGGACAAGACCCAATTACACAACCACAAACGGCTAAATCAGTTGATATCAAAAAAGTAAAAGGTTTAGAAGATACTAAACTACCAGTTCCAAAGGTAGATAGTGCCGGTGTTCCTCAATCTCAACCACCTGCATCTAAAACTGATAATACACCGAAGGATATAAACACAGGTAAACCAGCGGATACACCAAAAACGGCAGAAAACCCTACAACAGTAGACGAAGCTCTTAAAAAAGTAGAATCGGAAATAAGTAAGATAATTGCTGATATACCAAAAGAATTCAGTGAATATCCAGAATGGACATACGGAACGTTCAGACATAGCAAAATAGTAGCTGGTAAATCAGGTAAAATTTCAAATATTAAAAAAATAGATGAAAAAACCTATTATTTTAGGGTAACTGATTCAAATGGAAATGAAGATGATTATGTGGCAGAATACATAGATGCTAACAATGCAAGAAGAATTGCTTATTTCGTATGGTCTGCACAAAATGGTGGAAATGACCCAATATCATTATTATCTAACGAGGGTGATGAAGAAGTTTCAAGTTTAACTGGTTATGCTCAAAATTAAAAATAGTAATAATTATGTCAAGATATACAAATAATCAAATACAAAAACTAAAAGATGGTAGAAATGTATATAGAACTAAAATCTATCCAAATATACCTTTATCCGATAGTGACATTTACGCAGTGACTCAGACAGGTGATAGATTAGATACACTTGCACATCAATTTTTTGGAGATGCATCCTTATGGTGGATTATAGCAACGACTAATAACATTCACGACGCACCATTCGCAATCGCAGATGGTACGATTTTAAGAATTCCAATGAATTACACCGAAATAATTAATAATTTTACAAAATAATAAGCAAATGCCAGGTTCTTTTCCACAATATTCAGACATATATCCAGGATTAACCACTTTATTAAAAAATAGGGGTGGTAACAATAGTCCAGTAACCAATATAATTGGAGGTGGGGTTAGTGGATTATCTACATGGATTCGATTAATCTCATCGGTTGAGGCCGGATTGGTAATGGAAAGTATCCAAGATACAAGTGGAGATTTTCAATTTAATTATGGTGCGGATACATCAACCTATAAAGGACCAGGTGTTATCGGTCGCAATTTTTCAGGGACTGCTGTTAGAATAACAAATGGAAATGACAGAGCATTAAGACCCTCACCCATTATAACTGGTATGAGCATGGATGAGAAAGCCGAAGGTGGTTCTCGACTTGCTAAAATTTCAATAACCGCATTCACCTTAAAACAGGCAGAACAACTTTCTGAATATTTTTTAGAACCAGGATTTCATTTATTATGTGAATGGGGATGGAATACTCAACAATCAGTTTCTCAAAAATGTGGAGGTGGTGGTAAACTTGGTGTGTGTGATATCATACAATATGATAATTGGCCTCACATAAAAGAAAAACGAGAAAAATCTGGATTTACATACGATGCTTTTTTGGGTATTGTAACTGGTGGTGGTATTTCATTTGGTGATAATGAAACATATGTATTAGAAGTACAAGTAACATCGGTTGGTAATGTTGCTGAATATATGCAAACTCATAGAGATGCAAATTCAACTGATAAAGCAAAAAAAGATTCAAGTGGAACATTTAGTGCACAAGAAGTAGATTCTGCAGTTGGTGCTGGTAAAATTGGACGAGCATTATTCATGCAAATGTTTAATGAGTTACCTGGACACAAAAGGACACCATTAGTTAAACAACTAATAAATAATCCTAATCTTTCTAACGAAGGTAACTTTGTAAATATGGATAAGGTTGTTAAAGAAGAACTAACGGATGCCTTATCAGAAGCAGGTGAGGTTACTTCAGATGATGAATCGGTAGAAATTACTATTCCAAAGGATATGCCATTACTGGCTGAAGATAGATTTATTCGATTCGAACTTGCAGTTGAAATTATAAATTCATATCCGATGAAACTAGCTCCACAAACAACTACATGTCCCAAAGCATCTAGAGACCAACGAATTAATATTAGTGAGACAGTTTGTGCTGGGTTTCCACATATGTTTTCAACTGATAAATCTAAATTATTTATACCCAACACTACTGCACCTAATTTTCATTTGAAAAAAGCATTATCTGCTAAAGAAGAAACTACCGAGTTTATAGTATTCAATGATTTAAATGCAGAAGTAAATTTAGCAAACTTACACCCATTAACTGGTAACACAATATTTAAAGAAACTCAAAATAAAACTAAAAAAGATTTTGCAACAGGACAAGATAGACCGGCACCATATGCATTCCCTGCTACATACGGATTGAAAAAATCATTTGGAAAGGTTGATAGTTCATTTGAGCCTATAATAGAAAAACCATATTTTTGGGGATATTTAAAAAACTTATACATAAATTTTGATTTTTTTGTGGAATGTATTTCTAAACCAAATTTTGTGGTTAGAGATGTTTTCTATGAAATGTTGAATGGAATGTCCTCAGCGTGTAATTCATTATGGAAATTTCAAATCATGGAAAAGCCAAATAAAGCAACTGGTGATTTAGAATTAGCTGTTGTAGATTTAAATTTTGGAGGTATTGTAAGTATGGACGGTATAACTACATTTCAAGCAAGAGGAGTTACATCACCATTTGTAAGTTGTGATTTTAATGTAGAAGTTCCTGGTGCAATGATGTCATCAATCGTTCAGAAAAAATTAAATTCTGGTTTTGAACATAGTCCAGAATTAAACCCACGTCCAATGCTGGGCAATGTATTTAGTAAACGAGAAGATAAAGCGGGAACTATACTTCAGGGATTAAAAGTATTAGAAAAAGAAACCGCAGTTCCAAAGGATACAAATACACCAACAACTGAAAAATCAGCAGAAGAATTAGAACTAGAAGCAAAAGCATTAAATTATGAATACTACACCAAAACTGGTGCGGTATTTCCCAAAATACAAGATAGATTAGGTGAAATAGATTTGAAAAAAGAATTTTATGATTTCTATAAAGGTAACGATGGTTCAATAGAACGTAGTATTATGGTTGGTGCTTGGAATGATACCGCAGCATTAAGACAAGTTTTCTTAGTTGATAAAGGTATCGCACAAGGTGGTAAAAGTGGAAGAGGTGGTAAGGATAATAACAACAATAATCCACCATTTGGAGTTGCCTCATTTAATTTTAGAGTTCATGGTGCTAGTGGATTTAAAGTAGGTGATAAATTTAGAATAGATGGATTACCTAAACAATTTGGTGCACCTAGCTTTTTTCAAATAGTTAAAGTAGACCACGTTATTGAGGGAATGAATTGGTGGACAGATGTTAAGGGAGAATTACGTGTCATAGGAGATGAAAAATAATGGGAATGTTAGAATCATATAAAAAGTTAGTTACTAAAAGTCCTATACCAGACGATAATATACGAACTCATGCTGTAAATCCAACTGAATCAGATTATACTCGTGGGTTTATATCAAGATATTTTGCACAAAAAGTAACCGATGTAAATTCTCCGATATTTGAGGTAGATGAGAGGGTATTTTCTAGATTACAAAATAATCAAATGTATGTTGTAGTATCTTTAAAATGGAGAATAAAAGGACCAAAGCAAACTATATATAGAGAAGATGGACAAGTATTTGATGTAAGTGTATCTGAATCAAATAGAAGAGCTATTTTAATACACTATGATAAGATACCTAAGTTAAAACTATATTTACCAAATCTTTTACAATTTTACAAATAATATATATTTATATAAAATAAACAAATAAGTTATGGCATACAAACACCTTACAACGGAAGAACTTCAACAAATGTCATTTGATTGGAGATATCGTGGATTCACTGTTTTAGAATTACTTACTGAAACCGAAGTGGATGAAATCAACGCAGAATTAGATAGATTACGTGTAGAACGTAATGAAAGAGAACCAGGAAAATGGCAAGAATTCGAACCTATTATGTATCCACATAAAGAATCAGATAAAATTGCTAAATTGTTTTCACATCCAAAAATTATGGAAGCAGCTGAATTCCTTATGGAAGGTAGAGTTGTTGGATTACAAACTTGGGGGTATTATAAACCAAAAGGTGAATTGGGTAGAGATATGCATCAAAACGCATTCTACACTGGTTGTGGCCACAATGAGATTATTAATACTGCATTGGCGTTAGATAATCACGACCCTGAAAACGGAGCAGTATGGAACTATGAAGGTTCACATAGATTACCAGTTTTACCAATCGAAGATAACGAAGAAAGAAAAGCAACTAATACTGATAACTGGAGAAGTGAAAGAGGTAAGAGTTGTGTAATGCCTGAAGGACATGATTTCCGTAAGGTAGAAGGTTATTTGAAAAAAGGACAAGTTGCGTTATTACACTCACACGTAGTACATGGTTCAGAACCAAACAGAGATACAACTAGAATGAGAAGAAATTTCTTAGGTGGGTATCTTAAAGAAGGTGCGTATTTCCATCCTGGCAATCAAATGAAGCGTGAACCAATCAATATGTATGACCTTAGAAAAAAACATTGGGGAGAGTAAATATAAACACATTTATGTGTTTGGATGTTCGCATTCATTAAATACTAATTCGATTGATTCTAATTGTAAATCATATTCAGAACATTTAGCAGAAAAGTTAAATATACCAAATGAAAATGTATATAATTACTCAATAAATGGAAGTTCGAATAGTGAAAATTTATATTATTTAAATTGTATAAATTCAGAATTTTCTTTTTTTCATAGTAACAACGATAATAG